TCCTGCCCCGCCGGCCCCGCCTTCGAGTCCGAGCCCGACGCCTGCACAGCCGGCAGTCTGCACAGAGGAGAATCCCTGCAACGTTCTGACGGGCGGATTCAGCCTGTTCTCGATCTGGCCGCGCAACCTTACGAGTGGCGTGTTCCACGAATGCCTCAATGACGCGAAGGATCCGCGCATCATCTATGACGCGGCGATAGGAAGGTCAGACACCCCTCTCATAGCGATCGGGGAGACAGACACGACATGCGTGCTGCGGTCGCGGATCTCAGGGCGACCGGCGACAGCGTTCCCTTCCCCGGTGAGGAAGATCTGGCATCGCACGTGCATCGAAGCGTATCTCGGGACGTTTCCATGGGAGCGACCGCTGGCAGTGAGATGCGATACCTTCGACAGCACGGAGGATCCAGGAGTCGGTGGCTACTACATGAAGTCCTTCGCGTCGATGACGTGCCTCGATTCTGAACTGATCGACCTCAGCACGGACTTCATGTTCTACCGAACACGCTCGCGAGTTCGTGTCACCTTCCCGGACGGTGAGACTCAGGAGGCCCGGATCTTTACGGACAAGAAGAGGCTCGGCTGTCTGGCGCTGCCCGCACTGAAGAACATCTAGAGAGGATGGGGGCTCGCGGTGGACAGTTGCGAGCCCCCATCACGTCATCCTAAGTGATACGCTTCCGCTGCCGGTGATGGGCTTCATAGTCCGTTCTTCTGGCTGATGACATCGCGAGAGGCGAGGGCCCCGTTTTCCGATCCGGGGCCCTCTCTCTGTCTGTGATACGATCGGCGTCCGCGAACCGTCATCCGAAGCCAGGGGAATCTCATCCTCGAAGCCAGATCATCACTGCGGCTCCCTCTTAGCCTCTTTCTCTCCCCCGGGCGGGAGGGAGACAGCACGCCTCGGATCGGGGGAGGAGGAGCCCTTCGACCCTGATCCGAGGCGACAAGCGTTGCGAGAGTCACGCACGAGGCCGTAGCTAGCGGGGGAGCCGTAGCAAGAGGAACGCGACCCTTCAGCGGCGACGGGAACCGCGCCGGCTGGCAATCCGCCCAGACAGATCGGGAAACGGAGAGCCGGCGTCCAGGGGCCCAGAGGGGCTAGCTCGGGGCGACAGATGGGAGCCCTCTAAACCGTGAACGCACGCACCATCACGAGCCCGCGTGGACTCTCCTCCGCGCCCTTCCTCTTCAGGGAAAGATCACCCTTTCGAGTGATACGGGTGTACCCGGGTACGCCGATACTTAGAACATGACACAGACACAGAACATCTCAGAGCAGACCACGATCCTCGGCTATCAGATCGAGAAGAACCCCGAGGACAACGGCGAAGCGTTCGCGACCGGCTACTGGCTCCACGGGCCCCGAGGCGCACGCTACGCGCTCCTCCGCACCCAGCGGAATCCCGAGTTTATGTACGTCTGGAACGAGCGGAAGCACAAGGTCACGAGCGCGGCCGGGAACGGCTGGTTCACGGATCGCGACGGGAAGCTGGAGGTCTGGGCATGACGCTCGCTCCGCTCACATTCGCGCAGGACGTTCTTCGCGCGCTCACAGACGCACGACTCTCGCTCGATGCGAGGTCGTGGCCCTCGATCCCGGGTGGCTTCGTGATCTGCCACGGCCAGACCGTGCGGCCGGATCCGAGGCCCGGTGTCCTGATCGTGACCGGGATCCCCCTCTACTCGGCAGCGTGGCTGTAGCGGGGCGATGATGCACAAGACGAAGATCTTTCATGCCGGTCATGGTCGCCCGGAGGAGGAAGTAGAGCGGATCGTTCGCTTCGCGACTTCCGGGCTGAGCCTTCCATCTGGAACGCTGCCGGTGCGCGTGACTCATGGGCGCTTCAACGGCGGAGGCGGACTGGAGTTCGATGTGGGGTACTTCTACCACTATCGCGCTCACTGGGCTAGGAGCGTCAGGCGTCATTTGGGCTGTTCGATCATGGTTCGTGTTCCGTCTGATGAGTGGCCGCTGTATGGTCGGCCGAAGGTCTGCTACCACTCGAAGGAAGCTCTAGAGGCCGTTCGGATGAGCGGCGTCGGGTGGGAGGAGAATCCCGCTGCGGAGATGGCTTACGCAGAGGGGAGAAGAACGGTTGGGCAGTGGCCCGTCTACATAGTGAACGATTGGCAGGAAGCGCTTGTGAGGATCACTGCTCACGAGTTCATGCACGCGGTTCAGATGTTTCGGAGGAAGGGAAGTTCCGAGGTTGCGTGCGAGCGGTATGCGTCGTTCGTCTTGGACGAATGGCGCGCGGGGTTGACAGCGGCGGACTCACGCAGATGATGAGACTGCTGATTCAGCGAGCCCTGCCGATGGGCTCTACTCGAAAGGAGATCGGCGAATGAAGAAACTGATGGTCGTGCTGGGCGTGATCGCCTTCGCGCTGGCTACGGCATCGACGGCGATGGCGTGGCACGTGAAGGACGTGAAGGTTCAGGCGACATGCGATGTCGAAACCGGGACGTATGTGATCGAGGCTGAGATCGTTCAGTCCTCGTCGTGGCCGGGAGCGTTCATCATCAGCATTGATCCTGAGTCGTTCCCCGGGAACGCGAAGGGTCTGAAGATCGTGAAGGTGAAGGTGGGCTGGCTCGGAACGCGCGAGACGCAGACCAAGACGAAGCTCATCTACCTGAATGGCAAGTGCGAACAGGAGGAGCCCGAGCCCGAGCCCGAGCCGGAGCCGGAGCCGGAGCCGGAGCCCGAGCCGGAGCCGGAGCCGGAGCCCGCTCCTCCGCCGGAGACGCCGAAGGGCTATCCGGGTGTTGGTTTCTGCGTGCAGTCCTCGAACTACGGCTGGACGTTTGTGCAGGCTCACGATGGGGCGTTCGAGCCCGGACAGCCGTGGTATGAACTGTTCGTGTCGGGCGCGACTGTTCGCCTCGATGGTAAGGACGTGACGTTTACGGGGATCGAGCCGTGGGAACCAGGCGGAGGAGTCATTCTTGCGCCGAACGTTCCCGGTCTCGGGCTCACGTGCGATCAGCCTTACGTAGAGGCGTAACGAGGCTCGGGCGGTAGCTCCAGCGCTAACCGTTCGAGTGGGGGAGAGACGGGCCCGGGCCGTAGGGCCAGCCGCTCGGGCCCGTCGAAGTCCCAAATCGGATACACTCTGGGAGAGCTAGGTGGACACAGATCGGATCTATCAGCGCATCACTCACGAGCGAGAGCGACAGTCGCGGCTCGTGGAGTCCGGCTCGATTCCGTGGGATTGCGCCGATCAGTTCGTGGGCCACGATCAGAAGCTCGCTGTGCTCGTGGAGGAAGTCGGAAAGGTTGCGCGCGTGCTGATCGAGAAGCCGAACTGGAACCTCGGAGATAACCGTGGGTCGTTCCTCGCGAAGCTGCGCGAAGAGTTGAATCAGGTGGCCGCTGTGTCCGTCGCGTGGCTCGAAGCCATCGACGCAGAGCTAGAGGAGTTCGAGCGATGAATCCAGGACAGCAGTTGACACTCGCCGATTCCGTCCAGGTTCTCGGCGCACAGATGGATCTCATGGGGCTGAAGCTGTCCCGGGACATCACGCCGGAGAACTACGAAGCGCTCTGCCTGTTCCTCGGGAGCGCACATGAGAGCCTGAAGTTCGCGATCGGTGACGCGATCGTGCAGGGGGAGGAACTGTTCGGCGAAGAGATGTACGGCTACACAGAATCGCTTGGGCTGAGCGAGCAGCAGAGATGGCAGTACATCAGGGTCGCAGAGATGATTCCTCGCAGCCGGCGGATGGAGGGTCTCTCCTGGAGCCATCACCGCGTCGTGTGCTCGATGAAGGACGCTGCGGATCAGTCGATGTGGCTGAAGCGCGCGAAGAAGGAGAAGTGGTCGAAAGTCGAGCTAGAGGAAGCAATCAAAGCCGAGAAGGGCGGCTCGGAGAAAACGAAGGTGCGCGAGCACGAGCGTCGAAGTCCGATGGCTGTGGAGCGCATCATCATCGCTGCCGGCCACGTGCGCGAGAACGCGGAGCTTCAGGATGACGGCTCCTACATCGTGCCGGAGGGCCCGATGGCAGAACTGGAGAAGGCGCTGGAATGACTCAGGGCTCTGTCGCCGGCATCGACTTCAAGACAAATTGGATCGATGTAGTAGTGCTGGGCATCGGGGGGGCGGACTGGGAGCGTTACGATCTGTCTGGCGGGGATGCGTTTGAGCGCATGAGGAACGTTCCGATTGCGCTGAACGAGAACTACGGGCAGCGTCTATGGTGGCTGCATGATTGTGTGGCTATCGGGATCGAGGAGCCACAAGGGATGCACAAGCCTACTGTGGCGAAGCTGAAGGGGATCCAGGGAGCGATCGTCGCGTGTCTGCCGCGCGAGACCCTCGTGAATCCGATCGAGCCGGCGAAGTGGAAGAAGCTGGCTGGCCTACCGGGGAACGCCACGAAGGATGATGTAGCCGAGTTCGTTCGCGGTCAGGTTGAGGATTGCGTCGGCTGGACGCAGGATGCGTTCGATGCGTGGTGCATTGCCGTTGCGACTAAGAGGCAGATCCTGTGATCGTTTCTCCGCTCGATTGGAAGCGGCGTGTGTGTCTGCACGGATGCATCCTCCATGAGAGCCCAGAGGGCTGCGAGGGCCCGCTACAGGCACATCACGTCGTGACCCAGCAGACGCTCCGCAAGCGCGGGCTGGACAACGCGATCTGGGACACGCGGATGGGGGTGGCTGTCTGCGAGCGCAGCCACATCAGGCACACGCTCGCGAGTTCGAGGATCCGGTTCGAGGATCTGCCTGCGTCCGTCGTGGAGTACGTGCAGAACCTCGGGCTTCAGTGGTACCTCGATCGTTATTACCCTCGAACGAGGGATACCGAAGCAGCCGATACAGCGTCATGATCCGTTCTATCCGCTGCGCTACCGGAAGGAGATAAGTCGATGTCAGAGCAGCAGACGATTCAGCCGCCGCTCACGTGGAGGCCGGATCTCACAGAGGTAGAGAACGAAGAGACTGAGATGAACGCGAATCCGCTCGTCGGGAAGTGCGTGGATCTTGACTGGGCAGAGAACGATCGCTTCGGCGGTGACGGGCCCTCTCGCTATCCGATCATCACTGTCGAGACGGAGGACGGGAAGCGCGTTCGAGTCCACGGATTCCGCACGCTCCTCTATAACCTCTTGGTTCACAAGCTGAAGCCAGACTTCGGCGAGAAGATCGTTCTTCAGTTCGAGGGCGTCGTGGAGCCGAAGGGCGGAGGGAACAGCTACTACGCTTACACGGGCGTCATGCCCGAGCGAGAGGGCGGCTCTTTCAACTGGGGAGATGCGCCGGCCACGGTTGCGTCGGGCCCTGACATCGAGTCCGCGCGCACGTACCCGGATGGTTCGCCGATGCCGTATGAGGATCGCCCTGCTCCATCGGACGATGACGCTCCGTTCGAGTAGTGGCCGATCTTCCTGATCCCGCGATCGACAAGCTCAGCGAGGTACTGAGCCGGCTAGAGAACGTCCGTAAGGTGGCGGGCCAGTATCTCGCTAGCTGTCCTGCGCATGAGGACAGTTCTCCGAGCCTCGCGGTTCGGGCTGGAGATACAGGGATCGTGGTGTACTGCCACGCTGGCTGCACGACCAAGGCTGTGCTGGCCGCGATTGATCTCACATGGAACGATCTCTTCTGGGATCGCAAGACTTCACGTGAGGCGAAGAAGCGTCCGTGGAACGCCGAGCGGAGAAGGTCTGTCGCGATTGAGGCGACAATGGCAGCAGAGAAGTTGCAGAGCGAGACCGGAGTTCTGGAGCGTCTACACGAGAAGCGGGGCTGGACGAGCGAGGCGCTGGCCCTGCTCGGAGTCGGCTGGGACGAGACGGAGAAGCGTTTGACTCTCCCGAGCTTCGACAAGGAGGGCGAACTGAACGACGTGCTTCGTTATGATCCGTTCGCCGGGGGGCGCTGGAAGATGCTTCAGTCTCCGGGCCGGCCGCGCTTGCCGTGGCCCCCTCCGGAAACGGTGAGCACGGAGTATCGCGCACGGTTCCTGTTCGTGGTGGAGGGCGAGGGAACAGCGCTGTCGCTTTGGTCGCTGGGCTTGCCTGCTGTGGCGCTGCCCGGTTCCGTGTCTGGCTCGTCAGGGAGCACGGCTACGCCGGGAAGGTTCCGGGGTAACGGCTGGCATCCCTCGTGGGCCCGTAGGTTCGTTCAGAAGCGCCTTGTGCTGATCCCTGACGCTGATCTCGCTGGCCGAACGCTGATGACTACCGTGGGGTTCGATCTGGAGAAAGAGATCGGCGGTGTCTCGATCACTCTGCTGGATCTGCTGCCGCATTCCACGGCTGGGCTCGATGTCGGCGATTGGGCGAGGCCGTTCAAGTCGAGCGACGAGAGACGACGGGCCCGGGATCTTCTCGTGGCTGCTGTCGATGCTCAGAGGCGAGGAGCGGACGAGGCGGAGGAGTCTCGCCGGCTGCTCGTCGGCTATCACAAGTTCGTGAGGACTGGAGAGCTTCCGAGGGAAGATGCCGTTACCGGCGGCTCCCCTGTTGGCCGTGGCGGGGTCAGTGTTCCTGCGACTCCCTCTCCCATCAGGGAGAGCGGGGATGCTGTTCCCTCGGGAGAGAAGTGGTCGTGGGACTGAAGATGTCTGGGCTCCGGTGCTGGCCCTACCTCCACCCCCTCGGAGGTTCCCCTGTCAGGCCGGGGCCCAGGCAGGATCGGAGGAGAGCATGACTGAAGAAGTCACAGTGATCGAGGAGCACACAGAGCTAGCGATTCCCGGCACAGGAGAGATCGTTTCGCTCGACAATCCTGAGCAGTGCGCGCTCGCTCTCGATGCGTTACGCCAGCATGAGTTAGTCGTTCGAGAGGCGAAGTCGATCCTGACTCGCGCGATCGTGGAGGAGTCGCAGCGTCGGGGCACTAAGACTCTGGCGCTGGCCGGTGATCGTGCCGCGCGTGTGAGCATGAGGAAGGAGATCGTCTGGGACTTCGATGAGCTAGCGAAGCTGCGTGACGCAGGGCTGCCGGAGGATCGCTGGAATGCTCTTGTGAAGGAGACTGTCGAGCAGCGCGTGGACGGGCGCGAGGCCCGCCAGATCGCATCGGCTAACCCTGAGTATGCAGCGATCATCGATCGGGCACGTCAAGAGTTCGAGGGCCGTCCGTCAGTGTCAATCGGGAGGGCGTGATTGAATGCCCGAGCAGCAGTGGAATCAGGAGAAGCAGTGCTGGGAGCCGGCTGAGCCATTGTCGGATCGGCCGGTGAAGATCGCGAAGATCATCGGCGAGTCTGCGCGCCTCTTCCTGATCGTGTGGGGTGTGTTCTGGCTGTGCTACGCGGTCGCCGAATGGGGGAGTCCGTTCTGAGATGGTGGGAAACGTTCCCGCAGACGTTCATTTGCTATCACCCGGTCGCCAGCCGGCGAGGCTATCTAGACGATCTGGGGATATTGCGAGTATGCGAATCCTGTCTAGACGTTACGCACGATTGGCCCTGGAAGCCAGCAGTGCGAGTGGCCGGAGACGGTTCGATCTGGGACGCGAGACGACGAAAGGAGGCGACTGATGACAGTCGCAGAGCAGGAGCCGGCCATACAGGAGCCGGAGAAAAAGCAGAAGAAGCCGACGAGGTACGTGGTGCTCGGGCTTAACTCCGAGGGGCTCTGGGACGTGCTCGGGGAGTTCGAGGGCTCAAAGAATCACGTGCTCACTGAGGGGCGGAAGAAGGACGATAGCTGCGCGCAGTACGTGGCTGTCCCGAAGCGCTCGTGGAGGCCGAAAGTCGCTAAGCCCATGACGATCGAGCGGCTCACGTTCGAGTAATGGCTGATCTGGAGGAACAGAGGAAGGCGCTTGTCGATCAGATAGGCGACTACTGGGACGCGCTCTCCGAGGAGGAGGGAGATGGCGAGGGCGGGATCGTGCTCGGCTACGTGGTGCTCGCCGATGTGATTAAGCCGGACGGGGAGCGCGTGTTCCTCCATATTGACGGGGCCCATGATGGCGTCCCTTTGCCGGACTGGATCGTGAACGGCTTCGTCTCCTACTATGGGGAGATCTTCCGTCATGCTGTGCAGGATGCTCTTAGGCGAGCGGAGGAGGACGAGTGACGTTCGAGGATTTCGTGAGCGCTGAGGCTGACCGTGACTTACCCGCGCAGCAACGAGCGATCCGATGCCGCCGCCCTCGCGCTCCGGAAGTTCGCCGCAGCAGTAGACGCGGATCTGCGGGCGAAGGGGGCGGCGATGAGTAAATGCCCCAACTGTGAGCAGCGAGAGGGCGAGGTGAGGTGGGGCGACGCCCTCGCCTTTACGCATGGTTGGGCGCCGATGTGGTGCTGGGTCTGCGCTTACGAAGCGCAGTTAGAGCACGCGAAGGAAAGGGCCGCCGCGATTCCTGAGTTGGAGCGGAGGTTGGCCGAGGCCCGCGTCGCTCTCGGGGAGGACGCATGACCGACCCGCGCAGCAACGAGGATCTGGTAGTCCACGCCCTGCACGGCCTAGACGACGAGTCCCCCCGCGTGGACGCGATCGAGGAGCTTGCCCGCAGGCTGGCGGAGGCGGAGAGCAACGCCGACCTCTTCGATGATGAGGCGGAACGTCTCGGGGTTCGGGCTGCGGAAGCCGAGGCCGACGTTGCGCGGCTGCGGGAGCTTCTGACCCGCTACTTCATCGACCCCAACCCGCTCACTCCTGAGCCCATCCCACACCGGCGCACAAGGCAAGAAGCTCAGAGCGACCGGATCAACGTCAACGAACTACGGCGCAGTTCGCACGACTTGGTTTATGGATTTGAAGATCCGGAAGGAGTCGTGCTCGCCCTGCTCGACGTGCTGGAAGCAGCGCGGCTAGTAGCCGAGTCGGGGGCGCTATCGATCGAACAAGCAGCCGTTCTCGATGACGCACTCGACCGGTTCGATTTCGGGGAGGACGACCGTGACTGACCAGCGCAGAAACGAGGAGCTAGACCAAGTTATCCGCGCCGTGCTCCCTGGCGTGAACTACGCCGCAGAGCGAGCCGCCCTGGACGAACTCGCCCGCAGGCTGGAACGGGCAGAGGCCGTGATTGAGGATCTGGCCCGCTGGCTGGCGGAGGCGGAGGCCGAGGTTGAGCGGCTGCAACGGAGACTAGACGATGCGCTCGACAGCGAGAAGTGGGCCAAGCGGGAGCGCGACGAGCTGGCCAGAGTAGCCCGCGAAGCCCTGGGGGAGAAGCCGTGACTGACCCGCGCAGCAACGAGGAGCTAGTGGAGACCCTCCTGGCAGGGTCGCCACGGCATAGACGCTCGGTCGAGGAATCCGTCTATGAACTCGCCCGCAGGCTGGCGGAAGCGGAGGCGGACTTCTCCTCTCGCTCGGAAGACGCGCTCAAGGAGTGGGCGCGGGCTAATCAGGCCGAGGCCGAGGTTGAGCGGCTACGGGAAGGCATCAGCATTGACCTAGACGACCCGCGCCTCGATTACGTCACCGCGCAGATAGACCGAGACGTGCTTCACCTTCTCCGCGCCTCCGAAGGGGGCAGCGATGAGTGACGGGCTGCGCAGGCCGATGACGTGGCGTGAGAGAACGGTCATCGCCATCCTCCTGCTCGTCGCACGGATCGTGGCCAGTGGGATCGAGATGGGCGGGAACCGGCCGCTCGCTGAGGAGATTCGCACGCTGGCGACCCACATCTCGGTCTCCTATGAGCGAGCCTCCGAAGGGGACGGCGATGAGTGACGCTGGAACCGCTGACAACGAAACGATGCGCTGGAATACCATCGACCGGCTTGAGGGCCGCATCGCGGAACTCGAAGCCGAGCGCGACCGGCTGCGGGAGGCGCTGAAACCAATCGTCCACGAATACGACCTATGGGCCGAGGATGCAGGAGACGGAGAGTTTCGCCTATGGGACTTGGATCGTCTCGTGGTGGCGATAGTGAACGCCCGCGCCGCTCTCCGCGCCATCGAAGGGGGCGGAGAAACGATCCTCTCTTCTGATCCCCCTGTTACGATTCTCACAGTCGAGCGACTGAACGAACAGGACGAGAACAGTGGCGAGCAGATCACAAGCGCATCTCTTCAAGCCCGGGCAGAGCGGAAACCCGAAGGGCCGGCCGAAGGGCTCCGGACGGGGCATTTCGAAGATCGTCCGGGACAACCTGAAGGAACCTGAGAAGCTCGTGGAGGCGCTGTCTGCGATCGCGCTGGACGAGAGCGAGAAGTCCGCTGATAGGATCCGTGCGATCCAGGAGCTATTCGATCGAGGATGGGGCAAGGCTCCTGCGTTCGCGCCGATCGAGGATGGCGACCCACTGGAGCTAAGTGACATCGACCGTGCAATCGGGAAGCTCATCGATGAGCGAGCAGCGGAGATCGCCGACGAGCGAGCCGGCGTGGACGAACTGGCCGCTCGAAGAGAAGCTCAGAACGCTTAGACAGCTTCACGGTGAGCGCTGGCAGAGGCTCGCGAGACCAGAACAGCTAGAGCCCGCAGACGACGAGCATCGCATCTGGTATCTCCAGGGAGGGCGAGGCTCGGGAAAGACACGCACGGGTTCGGAGACGCTCGCAGGGTGGATTCAGACGCATCCTCCGGGCGATTGGGCGATCGTGGCTCCCACCTATGGGGATGCGCGAGACGTGTGCGTAGAGGGCCCCTCGGGGATCCTGGAGGCCCTCGATGGGATGGTGGGCCAGTGGAACCGCTCGATCGGTGAGATCACGACGGTAGACGGCTCCAGGATCTTTCTCGACGGCGCAGACGACGGGGCGCTTCGAGTGCAGGGGAAGAACCTGCGTGGCGCATGGTGCGATGAAGTGGGGCTGTGGGTTCAATGGCAGCGATCCTGGGATGAGTCTGTTGCGTTCGCTGTGCGGATGAGCCCGGGAAAGATCGTGGCTACAGGAACGCCGAAGATGGGCCACGGTCTCGTCCGCCGGCTTGTAGAGAGCGAGACCATCCCGAAGTCGCATATGAGGATGGAGGACAACATCGAGAACCTCGCGCCGGGGATCGTCGCCGAACTGAAGGAGCGGTATGAAGGGACGACGCTCGGGAAGCAAGAGCTAGAGGGGCTGTGGATCCCGAATCTCGAAGGAGACGTTCTGCGTGCCGAGTGGTGGAAGCTCTATGAGCCGCAGGGAATCGAGGAGACCGATCAGCAGTTCTCGCGCCGGCTGCCGGCATTCACGCAACTGATTTCTTCGTGGGATCTCCCGCAGAAGGACAAGGAGAGTTCAGACTTCGTGGCCGGCCAGCTATGGGGCGTGCACAAGTCGGATCGCTACCTGCTCGCCTCCGTTCACGGTCACTTCAACTACAGCACGTCTCGCCGGCTTGTAATCGAACAGTGGAACTGGGCCCGCTCAGTGTGGCCGCAAGCGAAGATCTCAGTGCTGGTGGAGAAGGGCGGCTACGGCTCAGACCTTGCCGTGGATCTGAAGCGCGAGATAACCGGGGTACATGACGTGAACCCGGGCCCGCTTGGCTCGAAGGGGATGCGGGCGTTCGCCGCATCTGGGGATCTGGAGTCTGGGAACTGCTGGCTTCCCGGCTATGCCGATCCGGCCGGCGGAGTGGACGAGCAGCGCTCTCCAGCAGGCACGGTTTCGTTTGTCGTGGAATGCGCGATGTTTCGGGTTGACAGCACGCATGATTCCCACGACGATCAGGTGGATGCGTGGAGTCAGGCGATGAACTGGCTTAGGCGGAAGCAGACCACGAAGGCGCGTGTGTTCGCTCCGCCGGCCGTGAGGCTATGACCGGGAGGGAGAGCCCGATGGAGGGAACGGAGATCATGTTGGGGATAGCGGCCGGACTGGCTATCGGTGCGGGTGTCGCGATGTGGCGCGAGCTAGGGAAGTGGCGCACGACGACGCATGACGCGATGCGCGTGGCTCGCGGCTACCAGGCTGCGTTCGAGGATCTATCCGAGGAGCACGCGAAGTTCGTGATGGGCGTGTTCGAGGTAGACCCAGACTTTGTGCTGAACTGGGACGGCAAGACGAAGGTGTTCGTCCGGGAGGGCTTGATCGAGTATGAGCCCGGGCCCGGGGATCCTCCGTGGATCAACCACTTCGAGATCTGAGCCGGACAGTTGCCGTCACCGGAGGGGCTTCTTCTGGAGGCCCGTGATACAGGCGAGGGGACAGAGTGGTGGCTGACCGGCAGGGGCGATCCGGTTGGCTCTTACAGCGTGTGGACGATCCGTAGGGAGATCTGCGCCAGGCTGACCGTTGAGGAGCTTCGTGAGATGGGCGAGGCGGGGAACGCGCCGGAGCACTTCGTGGAGCGCCTGCGTTACAGCGAGTGGGGTTGACAGCCGGCGGTTTCTCAGTTGAGTGAGACGCATGGCACAGACACTCTTCGGACATCGAGTAGAGCCGTACCCTGACGGGATGGGCTATACGCTGTTCGCTCGTGGGGAGCCGAAGTTCGAGTTAGTGCGGCTCCGCAGCCGATCGGATCTGATGTACGTGATCGACAAGTCTCTTGCTGAGCGCGATCAGACGGAGCTTCAGATTCACGGCTTCCGTGGCTACAAGTGGTTCACGGATACTGGCGGGATGGTGGAGCCCTCTCCGCTGCATCGGTGAAAGTTCCCCCGTTCGGGGGATGTTAACTGTACCCGGGTACACCGATACTATGGGTATGAATAGCTGGGACGCGCTCACTGATAGGGACGCGGAGATCCTTCGCGAGAACCTCTCTGAGAAGATCGATCAGCTTCGTCCGCTGACGGAGATGGGGATTCCGTGGCGTGACGGCTTCGAGGCTTCAGTGGACAGCCTCCGAGCTAAGGCTGGGGGAATGTCTGAGTATTGGCCCGAGCGTGGGGATCTCGAAGATTGGGCTCTGGCTCACGAGTGGTGGCTGAGAGAGGGAACACTGGAGGGAAGGGAGAGCTAATGAAGGTCTGGAGGATTGAGGCACGAGGCGAGGCCCGCGAAATCTACTCCGTGCGCGCGGAGACGAAGGAGCAGGCCGTGGATCTCTGGGTTGACGGTGAATCAGAGAACTGCGTGTGCGTCGTGAGCGAGGTTACGGGCTCAGAGATCGAATCGATTGAGGAGGAGGATGATGACTGATCTCAGCACACTCGCAGAGCGCATCTCCCAGTCCGAGCGGGCCACTGGGCACAAGGGCAGGGACGGCGAGCGCTCGACTGTGTACGGACGCTGGATCGAGAGGGCGAGCCCGGAGATAGATAGGCTCCGACTTCGCGTGGCTGTGCTGGAGGCGCTCGTGGCTGAGCTACTGGAAGTGAACGAGCGGCTCGCACGTGTGCTGACGGGAGATGACTAGTGACTGGGTTCGTTCGCCTCTACCACGTTCCGCGCGACGGCAGCGTGACTGGGCGCGTTCATCTGCACGATTCCGAGACGAAGGAGCCGCTGTGCGGGAAGCCGGCTGCGTCCGCCGCTCGTGGCCCGAACTACGGCGAGAAGCCGTGCGGCCGATGCGTGCAGGCTCTCAGGAGGCGTCTGGCGCACGTGGAGCGCCGGCTAAAGCAGACGCGCGATCCCGGACATAAGCGCTCGCTGGGCGAGCAGAGGAAGGCTCTGAAGGACACGCTGATCGACTTCACTGGCTCGCTGTGAAGATCCCTCGTCTGGGTGATGCGAACTGTACCCGGGTACACCGATACTTAGAGCATGACTACACGGACTGACACACATCGCCCGAGCATGATCGATCCCGCCGAGTATGAGTTCGTCGCGTGCTTCTACCAGGGCTCTAGCCAGGAGATCGCAGACGAATACAAGTGGGAGCATAAGGATCTCGCGCAGGCCCATTCGCGCCACGAGATCTTCGCCGGCAACTGGAAGGATCGCGGCCAGTGCGACCACTGCGGAGCCCGCTTCGCACACGGCGTGGCCTTCCTCCACACTCCGAGCGACACGATTATCCACGTCGGACATCAGTGCGCTGAGAACACAGTGGGACTTCCGGATCGCGCGAGCATCGTCCGGCGAGCAGCAGAGAAGAACGCGAAGCTCGCAGCCGAGCGGCAGGCAGCGATCGAGGCGACTCCGAAGGACGTTCGCGAGGCGCTCGAAGCCGCAGCCGCCGACGAGGAGAGCGCGAACAGCTTCATCCTCGATCTCTACCGGAGGGTCTATCGGAAGGGCTGGACTCTCAGCGAGAAGCAGATCAGCGCCGCTCGGAACGTCGTGCTTCAGGAGAAGGTCAGGCAGGCTAAGCGCGAGCAGCACGACGCACTCGTGGCGAACGCGCCGGCTCTCCAGGAAGGACGCCAGACGATCGAGGGCGAGATCCTCTCCCTCCGCTGCGAGGAGACGATGTACGGAGATAGCTGGAAGATGCTCGTGCAGATGGACAACGGGAATCGCGTCTGGGGCGGAGTGCCGAGCGCGTTCCTGGACTGGAGCATCAGCGACACGAACAGGAAGCTCCAGGGCTCGCGCGTCAGGTTCGCGGCGCAGATCCAGCCGAAGGAAGGGGAGGATCACTTCGGGTTCTACAAGCGGCCGACGAAGCCGGAGATCCTGGAAGGAGCTACAGCATGAGCGATGTCACAGTGAGCGGGCCCGGATCATGCTCACAGCACGGCCATTTTCCAGAGGATCAGTCCGTGTGGTGCCCGATCTGCTACACGGATCCGATTAACTCAGGGATGCGGCAGGAGGCGCAGCTTCGGAGAACAGCAGACCTGGAGGATCGCCTGGTTCCGCTTCTGGAGCGGATAGCTGTGGCCCTGGAGGGAATGACGAGAGAGCCACATTGTGAGAGCGAGCCATTACGAAAGGAGCCTGATGGGTAACATTGAGATCCCGAGGCCGGTGTTCGATGACCTGTTGCACGCGATGACGTTCCAGGCGCAGGCGTGCATCCTTCGCTCTCTCTCGCTGCTCGTGGAGAACGGCTATACGTTCAGCGCCAGCGATCTTGACAGACTCGCCGACAAGCTCGAAGCCGAGGCGGCGTCCGAGAGGGCTGCTTAGATACCGCGCGTTCACAGATCTCCCGATCATGGGGCCCTTACGTGTGGAGCGGCGGGGCCCCGCCGCCTATAGAGGAGGAGAGAGAACATGAAGCGATCGATCACGACGCTGGGCCTGCTTGCGCTGGCACTGATGGTTGCGTCGGCAGCGATCCCGCATCACAAGCCAGACCATCGGAAGCTCTCAGCCGTCGCGAAGTGCCCGGGCACGGTTAAGCACATCGCGCGGACTAAGACGCAGACCTGGAAGATCCAGGACAGGATCGGCGAGGCGCGCCATGTGGCGAGCGCCAGGCATCCGTCCAGCTACCTGTCATGCAAGTATCTCCGCTGGGTTGCGGCGCAGTGGCGCGGCCGGCTGAACGAGGCGCGTGAGACGCTCGCGAGCCTTTCAACGGTGGAGGGCGCGATCCGCCATGTGTGGGGGGCGGAGGCGGGGAACGCACTGAAGGTCGCGTGGTGCGAAAGCAACTACTCCGTGTACGCGCGGAACGGCCAGTATCTCGGGTTGTTCCAGATGGGCGACTGGGCCCGCTCGAACTACGGACACGGCTGGGACGCGCTGACGCAGGCCCGCGCGGCGTACAGGCTGTGGCTCGATGAGGGCTGGAGCCAGTGGGAGTGCAGTCCACACGGCGCGTTTCGTGACTAGAATGTGAGTCCCCATAGCCGAGTTCCGCCCCGTGCTCTCGGGAGGGCCTAGAGGGCGGGAGGGCCGGAGGTAGCCTCTCGGCTGGCGACTATCCTCCGGGCCAGTATTCGTTATCATCAGAGATGGTGGACGTAGATGTTTTGATCCCGATGCTCGGGCGTGCAGAGCGCGTCCCGGAGATCATCGAGAACCTCGCGGCGAGCCAGCGGCTTCTCGAACTGAGACCGCTGTTCATCGTGACTGAGAGCGATGGGCCCGTTCTGGAAGCGCTGAGCCACACGCCGGACGACGTGCTCGTGCTGCCGGAGCCGTGGGAGCCAGGCGATTACGCGAGGAAGATGAACGCCGGCATCCGGAACACGATGGCTCCCTGGATCTTCTTCGCCTCGTCAGACCTGGACTTCCATCATGGCTGGGCTGACTGCGCCGTGGGCGTAGCCTGCTGCGAGGGAAGGCGCGTCGTGGGCACGAACGATCTCGGGAACCGCCAGGTAGCGGCCGGCAGGCATTCCACGCACTCTCTGTTTCATCGCAGTTATGCGCAACTGGGATCGATCGATGATCCGGACGTGGTTTTGCATGAGGGCTATTCCCATAACTGGGTCGATAACGAGTTCATCGAGACGGCGAAGGCGCGAGGCGAGTTCGTTCACGAGCCGGAGTCCGTCGTGGAGCATCTGCATCCGCTATGGGGTAAGGGCGAGATGGACGATACGTACCGGACGGCTCTGGTCGCGTTCGAGGATGACAGGCGGCTATATAACACGAGGCAGAGGCTATGGCACACGGACAGGCAGAGAGGCACGCCGAAGAGACCGCGCTGAGGTTCTGCCGGTCTCACAGTTCGCATTTCTGCCCGTGCGTCAGGCCGGACTTCTACTCGAACGTTGCGGGGGCGAAAGCTGAGTGGGATGAACGAATGGAGAAGCTTCGGAAACGCGGGAGGTTTTCCGCCGATCCGTCATCCGGGGGTTAGAGCACACTTCGCGTCAATGGTGCCAGCAGTTGCAATCCTGATTGCCACGCATGGCTCCTCGGAATGGGAGGAGCTAGCCTGGTCTCGCGCGTTCCCGTCCACGATCGGACAGGGACGTGACGGCATCTGGAATGAGCGCGTCCAGGTGTACGTTTGGCATGAGGCCGGCGGCTCGATCGCCGATGCGCGAAACTACGCTGCTTCGCAGGTGCGCGCGTCGTGGCTGTGCTTCCTCGACGCAGATGACGAACTGGCTCCCGGCTATGTGGACTACATGGCTGCGGCTGCCGCTGCGTTCTACCACGAGAATGGGCCCCGTCCGCTTCTGCTTGCTCCGTCAATCCAGTACGTGAGCGCTGACGGGGAGGAGAGCCGGCCGGAGCTTCCGAACAGGCATCAGCCGATGGACAAGCTGAATCACTGCGTGATCGGAACGCTCGTCCCGAGGGAACTGTTCCTCGATGTCGGCGGCTTTCGGGATCTGCCGGCGTATGAGGACTGGGAGTTATTCCTTCGCTGTGTTCGCGCCGGCGCGACAGTGGCGGACGTTCCGCTGGCGGTCTATCGTGCGTGGACACGGGCAGGGGGGAGGAACAGTCAGGATCGGAGCATCCTGGAGGATGCGTACAGAGCGATCGTGCGAGAGCACAGAGAGGCGATGATTCCGGCATGAGCACAGTCAGAACAGAGAGGCGAGGCACCGAGAACCTCGGGACGTGGACGTTCACCGGCCTATCGGATATGGAGTTCCATCAGTGCTCGCGCTGCGATGTGATCTTCGCTGTGGTCGAGACGTACTTCGAGCAGCGCAGACGCGATGGGAAGTCGTTCTACTGCCCGAACGGGCACAGCTTTAGCTACAGGGGGCCGACGAGGGAGGAATCTCTTCGGCTGAAGTTGGAGCGCGAGCGTGATCGCACGGCGTTCCTCACGGCGAACCTCGATCAGACGAAGGCGAGCCTGAGCGCCACGCGCGGAGTCGTGACGAAGCAGAAGAGGAAGCTCGCAGCCGTTCACGCTGGCGACTGTCCTGAGTGCGGAGAGCACTTCGAGGATCTCGGCGAGCACATGAAGCAGCACGAGCCAGATGGCTAGCGCGATCGAGCAGCAGACCCACGCGCTCGGGCCCGGGCGGTCAGTGAGGCTGCGTCCGCACACGACGGATCAGGCGGTGTGGAGCGACACGTTCGTGGGGCTATACCACGTTCCCCCCGAGACGATGCCCGTCCCTCTGCGCGTGCTCGATGTGGGCGCGAACATCGGGCTCACTGCTGCGCACTATGCGGCCATGTGGCCGGAGGCTGACATCGTGGCTGTCGAGATGGACGCGCTGAACGCCGAGTGGGCGGAGCAGAACTTCGCCGGCCGCGTCATCTGGGCAGCGTGCGCCGGCGATGACGGCTTCCGCACATACTCGTCGCTCGATGGCGAATGGGCGTACCGGATTCAGGAGGGCGGAGACGTGCAGGTTCCGTCTCGCCGGCTGCGCACCCTGATCGATTCGGCGTTCGGGCCCGAGGCGGTGTGTGACTTCGTGAAGCTCGATATCGAGGGGGCGGAGCGGGCCGTGTTCGAGGATGCGCACGACTGGGCCCCGAGGGTCAGGTTCGTGCTGGCGGAACTTCACAAGGAGATGAACGGGCTCGAAGTGGATGACGCGATCGCGCTGCTTCAGGAGTCCGGGTTTGCCGTCGAGCGGTTCGAGAAGCATCCGCAGGCTGTGTTCGCTCGCCGCTCGCCCGAGTAAAGTGAATGATGCGCTATCGGCTGATCGTTCTCACGCACGGCGAGGATCACAGCTTCCTCGAACGCACACTTCATAGTGTCGCCGAGCACGTCGTCCCACAGCCTTCCCACGTGCTGCTCGTGGTGGACGGGCCTTACATTCCGAGCGTCTATCTCGGAGATACGTACCAGATACTTCCGCTCGGGCCCCGCCTGAACGGCTTCTGCCAAGCGACACGCGCCGGTTGGATCCAGGCTTCGCATTCTTCCGAGGAGTGGATCTTCTGGCTAGAGCACGACTTCGAGATCCTCCGCAGGGTCGATCTCAGGGATCTCGCTGATGTGCTCGATGAGGAGCCTGACGTGGCGCAGATGGCGCTGATGCGGGACGCGGTGAACGAGCAGGAGAAGGAGGCCGGCGGGCTGTTCGAGTCGCGTCACGGGCAGTACCGACCGAGGATCGAGGGACGGCATCCGTGGCTCGAACATCAGGCGTACTTCACCACGAACCCGAGCCTGATGAGCCGGGACTTCATGCGTGCGAATCCGTGGCCCGACTACGGCTCCGAGTGTGAGGGCCGGCTCGGAATCGATCTGCTCGCTCGCGGCTACACGTTCGGCGCGTGGGGCGACGGGGCCCCGTGGGTTCGGCACATCGGCGTCCGGACGGGAACGGGCTACTGATGCGCTGTCGGGACTGCGAGGATCTGACGCTGATCGTGGGAACGCTAACGAGCGCGTGCGAGAAGCTCGTGGAGCGCGTTGAGGCGCTGGAGAAGAGCGTGCAGGACTTCGATGATGATCGCGAGGAGCTTCGTCTGGAACTGGGGAAGGCGATCCCTTGTGCCTGTCGATGTGAAGAGTAGGCTGTGATCGATGAGCACTGATGGCACGTGGGAAGTGATTGCGGCGTGTGAGGGCCAGCCGGAGATCTCGCTACGGAAGGGCCCGTATCCCGCCATGCACAAGTATTTCGTGAACACGCAGAAGCGGCTTAATCGTGGCAGGGCGTGGGAGCGGTTCCCGTCGCAGGACGGCCGGAAGCTCGTGAACCTCGCGGACTGTTACCGGATCGAACTGCGCCGCGTGCAGTGAACTACGTTCTCACGGTGCTGGCGAACGGCAGGGACGAGTACCTAGAGCGCGCTCTGGACAGCTTCGACAGGTTCGTGGAGCCGAAGCCGGCGTTCACGTACATCTATGACGATCGCCACTCGAAGCTTGGCATGTGCGCTGCTCATGCGAAGTGCTGGGAGACAGCCGCCGGTCGTGAGGAGGAATGGGTATTCCATCTGGAGGAGGACTTCGCGATCCTCCGGCCGGTCGATCTCACTCACTTCGTGGCGCTGATGAAGATGCAGCCGAGCGTGAAGCAGGTTGCGCTCGTCCGCTGCCCGTGGGGATTCGAGATCGAGTGGGGCGGCTACATTCCGCAGATGCCGGGACTGTATGAGCGGCGCGGCTCGTGGCAGCGTCCGTGGATCGCCACGACACGGAACTGGGCGACGAATCCGGCGCTGTTCCGGACGGAGCTTGCACGCGAGTTTCCGTGGGATCCGCAGCCGGGATGCGAGACGGAGATAGGCCCCAGGATCATCCAGCGCTATCCTGACGCTGTGTTTGGGCTGTGGGGGTGGGGAGAGCCGTGGGCGGCTCATATCGGCGTAGAGCGCGCTCCAGGGTCGCACGGCTACTGATGCGAGTCGGGCTGATCGGATACGGCTACTGGGGCCCGAACCTCGCGCGCAACCTGATCGAAGCAGGGTTCTCTCTCGCGCACATCGCAGACAGGGACTCCGATCGTCTTGCGCTCGCGAAGCGCCGGCATCCCCAGGTCTGGATCACGCAGAACGAGAGGGAGGTCACGCGAGCCAGCGATCTCGATGCCGTCGCGATCGCCACTCCGCTGTCCACGCACTACGATCTCGCGCTGGACGCGCTCATGGACGGAAAGCACGTGCTCGTCACGAAGCCGCTCGCGCAGGATTCACGGCAGGCATCGAGACTCACAGCGATCGCGGAGGACGCAGGATTGACGCTCCTCACGGATCACACGTTCCTCTTCACCGGGGCCGTCAGGAACCTAGCGGCAACGGATCTCGGCAGAATCCACTACTTCTCATCGACGCGCGTGAATCTCGGACTGTTCCAGCAGGACTGCGATGTGATCTGGGATCTCGCGCCACACGACTTCTCGATCATGCTCTACGCGCTCGCCTCGAAGCCGACACGGATCAGGGCGCTGGGCGGCGACTTCGCCGGCAGCGGGCAGGCGAACGCAGCCTGGATCTCTTGCTCGTGGCCGGCGGGCACTCAGGCGCACATCGCGGTCTCGTGGCTGTCTCCGGTGAAGCTCCGCCAGACGCTCATAGTCGGAGACGAGCGCATGGCCGTGTATGACGATCTGGAGCCGTCTGAGAAGGTCAGGATCTATGACGCCGGGGTGAGCCTGGAACGCTCTAGGGAACGCGCTCACGGGCTCATGGTGGCTTACAGGAAGGGCGACGTGTACGCGCCGGCTCTAGACACGCGAGAGGCTCTGCGAGTAGAGTGTGACCACTTCAGGGATTGCATCGAGCACAAGACTCCCGTGATAGGTGGACAGCTAGCGATAGAAGTGGTGGCGCTGTGCGAGGCGGCTAGTCAGTCGCTCGCGAACGACGGCGCTCCTGTAGATCTGTGAACCTCAATCAGTACGCGAAGCTCGTCAGGGAGCACGAGCAGGCGCAGGCACGCATCCGCGCGGTAGAGGGGAAGATCCAGCACGCGAGCCATCAGATCGTTTCCTGGAAGCGCCTCCTCGCGGTGCTGGAGACTCAGGAGAAGAACGCTGCGCGAGACATCGAGGACATGAAGGAGATCGACTCGTTCGAGGGGCAGGTGTGCTTCGAGCGGTGCATTCATACTGGGCTGCTCTGCCTGCGGCCAGAAGCGCACGACGGGGAGCATGTCGCGTTCTGGGTAGACGGATCCATAGTCAGGTACACGCAGACCGGAGACAAGTGCTGATGAGGGACGTTCGTAGCTGGTTCGTTCGGACTGGAACGTGGCGTGATGACGTGGTGATTATTAGACCCAACCTTCCCGAGACGATGGTTTATGGCGATGAGAGCTTTAAGCCCAGAGAGGCGCTTACAAGGCTTGAGGATCACATCGAGGAACTGGAGAAGAAAATCGAAGAGATCGAAGGGGGATGCAGATGAGAGCGCTCGTGATAGGCGGAGCGGGAATGATCGGCTCGTGGGTTGCGCATCAGCTTCTAGAGACCGCCCACGCAGTATCGATCTTCGACAATCTGGAGCCCGATACGCACGGGCCCGATGGGGGCCGCTGGCATGACCCCGAGCTACGCGAGAGATATCTGCTGATGATCGGCGACATCTGCGATGCCGATACGCTGGAGGAAGCGATCAGGGCGTTCGAGCCCGACACGGTGTTTCATCTCGCAGCCTACGGAGGCTTCAACCCCAGCCCGCGAAAGACGATCGATACGATCATCGGCGGAACGCTGAACGTGATCGATGCCGTGAAGGACTCCAGCGTGGAGACGCTCGTGTTCGCGTCTAGCGGCAGTGTGTACGGGAACGGGCGGATCGTGTGCGAGGATCACGGCGATCAGTACGCGCCGCCGAGAAGCGTGCTCGATCTGGAGAACGGAAGATGGGAGAACCGCTGCTCGCTGTGCGGCAAGTTCGCAGTCCAGGCCATTTCGTTCGAGGAGCATCACTGCTCTCCCGGAAGCGTGTACGGACAGTCGAAGCTCGCAGCGGAACGGTTCGTGATGAAGCTCCTGCCGGAGTGGAACGTGAAGCCGATCGCGCTTCGCTACTCGCTGACGTATGGCCCGTGGCAGTCACTCGTGAACGATTACACGGGGATCTGTTCGATCTTCGCGCGAGAGCTTACGGAATGGGGAACGGCGACGGTTCACGAGGACGGAGGGCAGCTTCGCGATTTCCTTTACGTGGAGGACGCTGCTAGGGCGACAGTCGCAGCCGCAGATGCGCCGGCCGGTGTCTACAACTGCTGCTCCGGTCGCTCGTTCCCGGTGCGAATGCTCGTAAAGCTGCTCGCTCCCATGCTCGGGATTCAACACTCGGACTGGAAGATGGAGATGGAGGGAACGTGGCGCGCAGATGACGTGCGTAACGTGATGATGAGCCCGACTCTCTTAGAGCGGACATTGAACCTTCCGCAAGACGGACTCGCGCCGACAGTGATCGATCAGGGCATTCGGCGCTACGTGGAGTGGTTTCAGAAGGAGGGCTCATGGCAGTTGACGATGTGAGGTTCATAGGGGAGGGGCATCAGATCAGGGATCCCTCGAATCTCTATCAGTGCGTGTTGGGCCCCTTCGTGTTCGTGGGCCCGTTCTGCGAGATCCAGGCCGGCGTCATCATTGGGGAGGAGACGCGAATCCAGTCTCACACGTTCGTCTGCTCTGGGGTGACGATTGGCGCGCAGTGCTTCATCGGTCACGGCGTGATGTTCGTGAATGACAAGCGACCCTCGATCGAGGGCTATGGGCCCGATGGGATGCTAGAGACACGTATCGGGGATCGCGTGTCGATCGGCAGCGGAGCCGTGATCCTCGGGGGCGTCACGATCGCTCAGGACTCTGTGATCGGAGCCGGGGCGATCGTCGCTGACGACGTAAGCGCGCGGGCGACCGTCAGAGGAATGAAGGCCCGGGAGTATGACTATCGGGGTTTCCCGGTCATGCATTATCCTCCGCCCGCAGATCCACGTCTGGTTCGCGAGGGCAAGCGACTATGAGGAACGTCATTCTCGTGGGACGCCGGCCGGACAGAGGACGACGGGATGAGATCTGGGCGTGGTGTCGAGCCCGCTGGCAGGAGCAGGCTCCGTCATGGGAGATCTTCGAGGGAGCCCATAAGGGCCCGGGCCCGTTCAGTCTTGCGGCGGCTACGAACGACGCAGCGCGAAGGGCTGGCCCGTGGGACGGTGCCCTGATCGTGGGAGGCGAACACTTCGCTCACCACTTCGGGCAGATCCACGAGGCGATCGGACGGGCGCACGGAAAGAGAAAGCTCGTGTTCGCGCACGATCACCTGACGCTTCTCAGCGAGGAGGAGAGCGACCGGATCATGGCCGGCGGAGAGATCGAGTCGGCGGAGACGAGGCATCCGAATACGTTCAGCGGAGTGCTCGTCGTGACACGCGAGATCTGGGAAACGGTTCACGGCTTCGATGAGCGCTTCCAGGGATGGGGCTGGGAGGATCTCGCGTTCTGGAGTTCGTGCTGCGCGATGTTCGGAGGGTTCGAGCGAGTCCGTGGCGACATTTATCACTTGTGGCATCCGACAGACCGTGCGGAGCGGGAGGAGTCGCCGACTCACGGTGCGAATCAGGTTCTCGGCGAGCGCTACCTGGCGGCGAAGGCGAACGCGACCGAGATGAGACAGATCATCCTGGAGCGATTAGAGTGGGAGAAACAGATCGGAGGTTCTTATGGGTAAGAAGAAGCCACCTGGCGTTCCGCCGATGGGCGGGAACGGCGGAGCGCAGCCGCAGGGAATGAATCTTCCCGTGGTGCCACTGTTCGGCTGCCAGTTGCAGGTGCAGGAGCATCCGGCTCCTGATGGGACGAAGCAGAAGGTTCTTCTGATGGGCCCGCTGATGCTCGCGTTTCCGCTGAGCGATGAGGGTTCAAGGATGCTTGTGCAAAACCTGACTGGCGTCACGATCGCGGGCCCCGATGATCTTCCGAGGCCAGCACAGTTTCCGTTTCGCGAGCCGCCAAAGGATGCCGCATGAGCGTCTTTTGGTGGCCCCCGCCGATCGTGATGGTAGGCCAACGGAATTGCCATGAATGCGAAAAATGTGGGCTCGTGTTCGTGCCGCAGAATGGCGGCTGTCCTGTGTGCGAGTTAGGGGTGGTTGCGGATATCGAGATTATGAAGCTGCGAGCAGAGATCAAGTCACTGAAAGAAGAGTTCGGAGTGAACGGATGAGCGTGGCAGCGGTCATGTTGGTGAAAGATGAAGAGGACATCATCGAGCACACGATCCGCTATCTGCTGACGCAGGTGGATCACGTGATCGTCGCGGACAACATGAGCCGCGACCGGACTCGTCGGATCCTGACGAACCATGTTCCTCGCGAGCAGGTGACTGTGATCGATGATCCCGAGATCGGCTATGAGCAGTCAGCTAAGACGACGCGGCTGGCGCTGATGGCCGGCGATCTCGGCTATCAGTGGGCGTTGCCGTGTGACGCCGACGAGTTCTGGTATTCGCCCGACATGAGGCCGATCAGGGACAGGCTCGATGGGCTCTCTCCTGATGCCCAGATCGTGACTGCCCAGATGTTTCATCACATTCCGACGAGCGAGGATCCGAGCGCGGAGGCGAACCCGGCCAAGCGCATCCGCTGGAGGAAGCGTGAGGCCGGCGACGGCGCGAAGGTCTGCTGTCGCATCCGCCCGGATCTCCGGATCGAGATGGGCAACCATGCGGCGCGGACGAGCGGAACCGCGCTGTCCGTTCCCGGGCTCGTGATCCGTCACTTCTCATGGCGCTCCCCGGATCAGTACGTGAGGAAGATCAGGAACGGCATTGTCGCCTATGCGCACACGGAGTTCCCAGAGACGACTGGGCAGCACTGGCGGCAGTGGCAGACGAACGCTTATCGAGGCGAGTCGCTCGATGACATCGGCGATCTGTCGAAGCAACTGGCCGGCGACGAGATCGTGAAGGGCCACTATCGAGAGTGGTTCTTCAGTGCGCGTCCGCGTGAGGATACGTCGCTCATCATGGATCCGTGCCCCGGTGTCTAAGAAGAAGCGGAAGAAGAAGGATGAGGAGACGTGCCTGATGTGCAAGCGGCCAGCTGTCGGCGATCAGTTCTGCTCTGCCGTCTGTGCTCGCGCGTACTACGGAACATCTCTGTCGAGCGACCCTGACGATCTCGACGCTCCACGCAGAGGGCATCCCAGAGGCAAGAGCATTTCGGTGGGGAAGTGACAGATCTTCCTCTCTGGTTCGAGTTCGTGATTCTGTCGCTGGCGAGCTTCAGGCTGTGGCGAATCATCGGCGCAGATGTTGTGTTCGATCGTCTGCGCGACAGGCTGACGCGCCGCGATCGGTTCGAGGAGGATGAGACGCTCTATCGTCGGGCGTTCGATGAGTGGTTGCACTGCGCGTGGTGTCTCGGGTTCTGGGTGGCGGTCGCAGTGTTTCTGGCATGGCTGATCTGGCCCGTGCCTACGCTGTGGGCGTGCCTGCCGTTCGCGCTTTCTGCCGTCGTGGGGCTGATCGCCTCGAACTGGGACTAGCGGAAGGGGCCCCGTTTCCGAGGCCCCTGATGCCGTTTCCGGCTCGCACCTTATGTCAGTCAGCGCTCGCTAGCCCTCCTCTCTCGCATTCAGTTCGCGTTCGATCTTCAGATCTTCATTCAGCTTCATCCTAGTCAGCTTCGCCTCCCGCTTCGTCCGGAAGCTAAGCCCCTGATCGAATGAAGTTCGCGCATCGATGCGATAGACGATGCCCCATCGGCTTTGACTCTTCTTGTAGATCTCATAAGCCATACCCCTAGTATCGGCGTACCCGGGTACAGTCGCATCCCCCGATCGGGGTATCTGTCAGCCGATCGCTGTACCATGCCGAACATCTGATTCGGCCGAATCGAGAGGGAGACACATGGGCTGCGGCTGTAAGGGATCGAAGTATGAACCCCCTGAGAAGATGAGCACAATGAAAGCGAACACGCGGACGCCGGCTCCCCCAAGAGTTCGCACAGACACACTGAGCCCTGACTACTACCATTCGCCATCCTCGAAGAACCGTCCAGCTAAGAAGGACGGCTGACGGTGGCGAGGGGATCACGCCGAGCGCCCAAACAGAGGGCGATGGTCTACGCTCCTCCGCGAACAGCGATCACGGCTGCCGCGAGGGAGATCACAGATCGAAGCGAAGTCGGGAAGCTCCGCCGGATCGATCAGCAGTGGCAGCAGATCTCGTTCGGCTACTACAACACGGTCGGCGAGTGCTGGTACGCAGCACAGTTCTACGCTCGCGCGCTTGCGAAGCTCAGGCTGTACGCCGGCCGAAGGGGCGAGCAGGGCCAGCTGGAGGAGATCGAGGATCCGAACGATGAGGCGGTTCAGATCTGGGATCGAGTTAGGGATACGAACGGAGGCCGGTCGCAGCTTCAGGCGAGCTACGGACGGCTGATGTTCCTGGCCGGCGAGGGCTACCTGACAGTCTCGAATCAGGACGATGCTGAGATCTGGGAGTTCCTTTCCTCGTCCGAACTGAAGCTCGAAGAGACTGGCAGCGGTGCCCGCTTCTGGCGGCTCCGCGCTCCAGGGCTGACACGGGAGGATCTGTCGAGAGCCCCGAATGCTGCGTTCGAGGCGATCGATGAGACGGGCGAGACGCGTGTGTGGCGCATGTGGCGCAGGCATCCGGAGTATTCGATGTGGGCGGATTCGCCGATGCGCGGCGTGCTCGGCATGTTCGAGGATCTCGTTCTGCTCAGGCTTGCTGTCGGCGCTCGCGCGAAGTCCCGTGCGTCCGGCGCTGGGATCCTGAAGATCCCGACAGAGATCAGCTTCGGATCGCCGGAAGGTCAGGGAGACGAGGATCCCGAGCGAGACCCGTTCGTGGACGCGCTCACTACGACGATGGTGAACGCGATTAAGGATCCAGGAACAGCGGCTTCGGTCGTGCCGATCGTGGTGCAGGGAGACGCGGAGTCGCTGAAGGCTCTGGATCATCTGAAGCTCTACGATCCGCAGGAGTCTTATCCGGAGCGAGAGCTTCGCGACGAGCTTGTGAAGCGGATCGCGACGGGGCTCGATCTTCCGCCCGAGATTCTGCTGGGGCTGTCTGATGCGAACCACTGGACTGCTTGGCAGATTGACGATCAGACGTGGACGGCGCATCTCCAGCCGATCGCGCAGCAGATGGTGGACGATTTCACGACTGCGTATCTGCGGCCGGCAGCGAAGGAAGCAGGGATCGCAGACTGGGAAGATCTCCACATCGGCTATGACGCTGCCGATGTAGTGAATCATCCTGACAGAGCGAAGGACGCGAAGGACGTTCACGATCGCGGGGCCCTCTCGAACGCGAAACTCCGCGAAGTCACTGGCTTCACGGACGATGACGCTCCAGACGATGAGGAGCACGCAGAGTGGCTGGCGATCAAGTTGCGCAGTCCAGAACTTCTCGGCGAGGACGGAGAAGTGGAGGAGGAGGAATCTGAGCCCGAGGCGGACAACGCGGCTGAGGTTGCGGAGACTCCGCCGAGCGAAGAGCGCCTGGAGGACGAGGATGCTCCACTCGCTGTGTCGGGTCAGCTGATCGGAGCGGCTCAGATGGCGACGATTCGCTGCCGCGAACTGGCCGGCTCCAGGATCCGCTCGAAGCTGAAGGGGAAGAAGGAGGACGCGCTGATAGACGGGGTGGCGAATGCGCTGGTCGCTTCTATGGTGGGGCAGCAGAGCGCCCCCGTCGTGTCTGTGGAAGGCGGTGCGGATAGCTTCCGATCTTATGCTCGCGGTCTGGGTTATGCGCCTGCTGCTGCGGGCAGGCTTGGCGATATCATTGAGCGTCACGCTCTGAAAACGCTGTTCGAGGAAGCTCCTTCTCTGCTTCCCGCCGGCTTCGATGTGCAGGCAGCGAAGCTGAATGGCCGGGGCTGAGTTTCAGGCCGCGATCCGCGAGGGTCAGATCCAGGCGCTAGCTCTGGAGCCGCGTCTGATTCGACAGTACGAACGAGTTATCGGGCGGGCGGGGAAGCGCGCCGCGAGCGCGTATGTCGAGAAGGCGTCGATCCGTGCTGCGGCCGGCGACGATCATCCGCAGCCGTCGATCGATGAGGTTCTTCACGCGGAGGCCGTGGCGGCTTCTAGTTCGTCCACGACGCGGGCGACGAGACGCAGGATGGCCCGCATGATCGGCGCAGTGATCGAGGGCGGGCAGCTTCAGCGCAGGCTTCTGCCGATGCTGGAGGAGTTAGTGGAGTCGCAGGCGGGAATCCAGGCGGAGCGGCTTGTGGAGGGCTCTAGGGACGCGATCCGTCGTGTGATCCTTCAGTCTCAGGCGGAGGGGCTGAGTGTGCCGAACACAGCGAAGCTGATCCTCGAAGAGATGCGCTCGATCGCTCCGTGGCAAGCGCGGATGCTGGCACGCACAGATCTTATCGCGATCTCGAACGGCTCCTCTCTTGCTTCTGCGAGCGTGCTTCCCGAGCAGGAGAGACCGCAGTTCAAGACGTGGATCACTGCCGGCGATCATCGCGTGAGACCCGAGCACGTGGCCGCGAATAAGCAGACGGTTCCGACGATGCAGCCGTTCAATGTCGGAGGAACGTCGATGATGTTCCCGGGGGATCCGTCTGGTGGGAGCGCGCTTACGATCAACTGTCGCTGCTCGATCATCTATGGCGACGAGGCGCAGCCGTCGCTGGCGAACAGCGCGGGGCTGGATCCGTTTGAGGCTCTGACAGCCGCAGGGGATGGCATTCTTCCGAATGTGCCATTCGCGATTCGCGAGAGAGAGGGTAAGCAGTGCGTGGTGAAAACCACGACTGGGGAAGTGGTGAAGTGCCACGATGATCGCGCGCAGGCGCGCAGACATCTCGCGGCGCTGATCCTGAACGTGGAGGATGCTATGAGCGCGTCGATCGCAGAGTTCTTGGAAGTGGAGCTAGAGCATCCTCAGCTGTCGGAGGATGAAACGGGAGATGCGGTACTGGCGGCGAGCCCCGTGGCCCCGCTTCATCCTCCGGCTGAATGGTTCGATGATCCGCAGCTGAAAGAGCCGACGCCGATCACTGTCACGGAGGATGGCCGCGTGTTCGGGCATGTGGCGCTCTGGGATCAGTGCCACACGGGGATCCAGGGACGCTGCGTGCTGGCCCCTCGCGGAATCACATATGACTTCTTCAATACCGGCGTGATCGACGCAGAGAACGAGTCTCCGATCCGGGTGGGGAAGATCACGGCTGCGACGGGCCACGCTCCGCTCACAGCGGCTCGCGAGGCAGCCACAGCGCACTATGACGATACGGGCACAGTCGTGGCCTACGTCCAGGTGGGAGAGGACGAGTTCGGGCCCTACATGGCCGGAGCCCTGAAGTCTGACGCGACTCCCGAGCAGATCCGCGATCTCCGAGCGAACAGCGTTTCCGGAGATTGGCGCGCAGTCCGAAGATCGGACGGGACGAAGCAGCTGGAGCTTGTCGGCGTGCTCAGCGTTCCCGTTCCCGGCTTTCCGATTCAGCGAGCTATCGCGGCAGCCGGCGCGGAGGAAGAAGTGACCGCTCTGATCGCTGGCTTCTCGGAGGAAGCGATCGAGGGGCCCTTGTCGGAGCAGGAGTTCGATCAGAAGCTCCGCGTTCTCGGCGCTCGCGCGATCGGCGCAGAAGAGCTTCTCAGCTTGGCAAAGGAGCCGCTCACTGAGCAGGCGAAGCGGTTCCGCTCGATGCGGGCTGCCCCGGCACAATCGGTGGCTGTCGAGCCGGAGCCGCAGGACGTGAATATCACGATCAGCCTCGGGGATCTCGTGGGCAAGGATCTGCGGCCGATGCTGAGCATGAGTCCGAAGGTTCAGCGCGAAGTGGGGCTACAGGTGGATTACATGAGAGATCATGGGCACTGGCAGGATCAGCCGATCTCCGGAGAGAAGTTCACTTCGGAGGAGTGGGATCAGGTGATGTCTGCTGCTCCGGATCTCGTGAAGGAACCGGATACGTCGCAATCTCTGAATCTGCTGGAGCGGCTTCGCAAGCAGGGTTATCTCCCGGGGGGCTAGATGGCGCTAGAGCGTCTCTACCTTCCTGGAATGGAGATCGATGATGCTCCTAAGATCGTCGGTCTGTTCCAGAAGCCCGATGGCTCGTCGTGGGTTCGTGATGTAGACGGCACAGAAACGCGGCTTCCGGCTGGCGCTGGTGGCGGTGCTCCAGTCGATGCCCAGTATGTGACGATGGCCCTGAATGGCACGCTTACTGGGGAGCGCGTCCTTACTGCCGGTGATGCTCTGGATCTGACTGATGGTGGCGCGAATGGGCCTGCCACACTCGATGTGCTCGTGGATGGCGTGAGCATCGGGGTAAATGGTTTCAATGAGCTTGAAGTGATCGGGGGAGCACTAACCGATGCTGTGATCAAGGCTCCTGGTTCTGATGTTCGGAACCTGATCACGCCGACCGGAGATTTCGTGAATCTGCCGCTGGCTGGAGTTGCCGGGCAGACGAAGAATATGCTTCAGGCGACCCTGTTTGGAGGAAGCACGCCAGCTTTCAGGGTTGGGCCAGCTGGCTCGGTTGGTATCGGAACGGGAACATATACACCTTCGTCATACGCTGGTTATCTAGTAAAGCTAGTGATTGCTGCTGGAGGGCTGGTTGCTTCTCCTGCTGGTGGAACGCCGCTTGATCCAGGCGCGGGCGGAGTTGCGTATGGGCTGGTGAATGATGTTCGGATTTCTCCTTCGGCGGGCATATTCCACTCAGGTGCTCAATTGACGTATGCGGTCTTCGATGGGGTAAATACAGGCTCCTCTTTCTACGGACAGTCGATCACTCATCTCTTCAACGGCACGAAGGCTGCGGCATCTGGTGCGCAGCAGGGATCTCTGACGGGCTTGAACATCGTCAGCGAGCAGAGCCTCACTGCCACGGGGGATGTAACCACGCACAGAGGCATAGATGTTGCGACGAATGACTTTAGCTCTGGTTCCAAGTCTCGTGTGATCGGCATTCACATCGATACTTTCACTCGGAATGCAGGAGTTACCATCCCCGAGTTCTACGGGATGGAAGTGAATTGTCGTGCATCCTCTCTGGGTACTCCTCTTGTCACGAAGGCAGCGGGGATCAATATTCCAGCCGTTGGAAGAAGGAGCACTGTTGCTACTTCTTACGGCATTTTCTTGGCTAACCAGGCTGTGCAGTCTCCGAGCACTCCTGGTGATCCGTATGCGATCTACAGCGCTGGTGGGAAGTCATTCCTACACGCTGGGTTATCAACTGTTGTTCCCCTTACATTGAAGGGGGCTGCAGCACAATCGGCCGACCTTCAGCAGTGGCAGAGTAGCGTTCCTACTACCCTGTTGTCGGTTACTGGAACAGGATCACTGGACTTTCTAGAACAGACGACTCCAGGAAGCCCAGTTGCTGACACCGCACGTCTGTTTACCAGGGACAACGGGGCAGGAAAGACCCAGCTGTGCGTGAAGTTTGAGAGCGGCAACATCATCGTGATAGCGACGGACTTCTAGATGTCTGAACGCATACTTAGTCCAAGTCTTGCTGATCTCTTCGCGAACCGTCCTGCCGCTGGAAGCGCGGGACTGCTTTTCCTCGCGACGGACACTGGGGTTCTGTATCGGGACAACGGGACAACCTGGGACACGGTATCGGCTGGAGGGCCAACGGGGCCAACTGGCCCAACCGGAGCGACTGGCCCAACCGGAGCAGCAGGGCCAACGGGGCCAACAGGTGACACAGGCACAACGGGGCCAACAGGCCCAACTGGCGACACTGGATCGATAGGCCCGACTGGTGACACTGGAGCCGTTGGGCCAACAGGAGCCGTTGGGCCGACCGGAGCGACTGGGCCGACTGGGGCCACGGGTGGGGTGGGGGACACGGGGCCGACTGGCCCCACTGGTGCGGATGGGCCAACCGGGCCGACTGGGGACACGGGGCCACAGGGGCCTGCTGGTGAGTCCGGGACTCGCTATTGGTTCTGGACTACGGAGGGCACGATCAGTGGCTACGGGCAGCTGAGGAGGTTCCCGAGCCCTGATGCTGAGGACACGATCGCGACGGGTGTTACGACAGGCACTAGCCCGGTGCTGATCGAGGAGTTCGCAACGATCACAGGGGTTCCTGGTATCGAGGAGATCCCCGTTGGGCTGTTCCGCTTCAGCATCTCGGCTGAGGTAGATAGCTCTCCTGGAGTGGTCTTCCTTCGTGCCGAGGTTTACAAGTACGAGACGGACACGACGGAGACGCTTCTGTTCACGAGTGACTCCGGTGAGATCGACAACACAGTTGTGCAGCCGATCATTTGGACGTATTCGCTTGCGACGGCGATTCCCCTCGATGCGACCGACCGCATCGTTATCAAGTTGTATGCGGTCAAGACTTCCGGCGGTGGCAGCACGACGCTGACGACGTACTACATGGGCGAGGCTAACACTTCGAGTGTACTCACTCCGATCCTGGCTGGAGCAGTAGGCCCGACTGGCCCGACTGGGCCAACTGGAGACACAGGCCCAACAGGCGCAACTGGAGACACAGGAGCAACGGGAGCTACGGGAGCTACCGGGCCTACTGGCGCGACTGGCGCGACTGGGCCAACTGGCGCGACTGGGCCTACCGGGCCTACTGGTGATACTGGCCCAACTGGGCCTACTGGCGACACCGGGCCTGCAGGGCCAACTGGCCCGACAGGTGACACTGGGCCTGCTGGCCCAACTGGGCCTACTGGCGCGACGGGAGCTACAGGAGCCACTGGGCCTACGGGAGCAACTGGCGCTACGGGGCCGACTGGGCCTACGGGAGCTACTGGAGACACAGGAGCCACTGGTGCAACAGGGCCAACGGGTGCCACTGGCGCTACTGGCCCGACTGGCCCATCTGCCTATAACCCAACACCGGCTGATCTAGCTGCTAGTGGCATCACGATCGATCTAACGGCTGGCGAGATTCTGGCGTTCGGACAGCCGGTGTACCTCGCTTCGGACGGGAAGGTATGGCGAGCAGATGCGAATGGGACTGGAACCTATCCCGTTATGGGCCTGGCTACTGGGGCGGTAGCAGCCGATGCGACGGCAACGATCCTGCTTAGTGGTGTCGCGAGGAATGACACATGGACGTGGACTGTGGGCGGGATCCTCTACCTGTCTACTGCCGTGGGCACTATGACGCAGACGCAACCGGCAGCCACGGATGATGTGATCCAGGTACTCGGCGAGGCTCTGGCGGCAACTAGGATTCTGTTTGATCCATCCCACGACTACATGACGCACACCTAAATATGCCTCGTAGAGCAGATGTCCTAGCGTCCCCAACCCTTGCCGTTCAATACAGTGGGGCTGGGACTAACTACACCATCAGAACACCTGGCGGAGTGCTGTATGCCGTCTATATCGACACACTAACTGATGTTGCGTTCAGGAAGAGTTTAGATAATGGTGTCTCGTGGAGCAATCCAATTACAATTGCTGCGCTCTCGATTACTAATCTTTCGGTTTGGTATGACCGCTGGTCAGGCATTGCGGCCGGGTTGATTCATATTGCCTATACAGATTCGGGTCTAGACGACACTTTCTACCGGACAATAAACACCGAATCATCAGATGCACTCTCTACGCAGACGACAATCTTCGCTGGGGCAACCACCGCAACTGGAGGCTCGCTGTCTATTTGTCGGGCCAGGGGGGGTAACGTTTATTGCGCCACCATGATTGATGCAGGTGCGGAGGGGGGGTTCTTCAGGCTCCCGAACGCGAACGTTCCTAATGGAGCATGGGATGCGGCCAGGGCAACTGTGTATGAAGGAGCCACACAGGATCAGGTGATTCTTGTTCCAGGCTGGGCCGCAGATAACCAAGACATGATGTGCTTCTTCTGGGACGCGAGCGCGGACGAGATCAGCCGCAAGGTCTACGATGACTCGCTCGACTCCTGGGCGGAGACTAGCATCGCGGGATCCATGGTAGACCAGGCATCGACAACAGCTTTTCCTCATTACGCAGCAGCCGTAGACATTACAAACTCTCGTAACCTTCTAGTTGCCTGGAGTGCCGTAGATACAGCCAACGCAGACCTTCGCTGCTGGCACATCACAGAAGCGGCGATAACTGAAGTCACAAACGTTGTTCTGAACTCGGTGGACGACCAGGGGCTAGCAGCTATCTCGATTGACGAGGACACACAGGCCTGGTTTGTCTTCTATGCTGGAAAATCTGATGGATCAGAAACATTCCCGACTTCTCTGAACGTTTATTACAAGGTTTCTACAGATGGAGGATCAACCTGGGGGTCAGAGAACATACTCACTTCTACGGATTTCACCTATAGCATTAGGTGGCTTTGTACTACGCCAAGAACAGCAGACGGTCGCTGGGGCCTGTGTTTCTTTAACGATCAGCAGGTGGACGAGTTAAAGTTTGTCGCTCCTATCCAGCAGCCACACACGTCGTATTCAGCGGGGGTGATATAGATGGCGGCACCATACAACCCGCCAGTGAAGAACGAGGATTTCCAGGTGCGCGTTGCGCTTGAGGACTATGTGAATCCAGGCAATTTTAAGTCCAGCCCGACCATCGCGTCCGGAGATTTCAAGGTGGACAAGGATGGGGGTGGTCTGGTAAATCTGGGCACCCTTCCGACTGTTTCTCCTGCTGCGAGCGTGCTGGTGCTCATTCCCTTGTCCGCCACGGAGATGAACGCGGACGTGGTCACTATCGTGTGCATAGACCAAACCAGCCCGAAGGAATGGGCCGATAAGGTCATTTCCATTCCCACTACACAGTAGGAAGCCATGTCGCACATCTATTGGGGAAACGCGGAACAGGCTACCGCTTCAAGCATCAAGACTGTGAACGCTCTAGCTCGTGCCTCTATCAAGATCCTCAACACCCTAGCCCTGGCGAACATGAAAACGAGGAATGGACTGGCATGATCGGACTGGTCGCAATGGTGAAGAACGAGCATGAATCGATCCCGAGGCTCGCGGAATCCGTGATCCCGCTGATCGACTCGTGGACAGTGATGGATACCGGCAGCGAGGACAGCACACGCGAGATCGTGGAAAGCGAGTTCTCCTGCCTGCCGGGCCAACTGATTGAGCGTCCGTGGCGCAACTGCGGCGCGAACCTCACGGAACTGATGGCGGAGGCACAGGACTCAGCTGACTGGCTTCTCTGGCTCCACTCAGACATGACAGTGAGCTTCCATCCCGATCTGCGGAAGTGGCTCGCGACAGACCCAGATCCCGATACGGATGCGTGGCAGGTAGAGGTCTCGGATTCGAGTGTGAGCTACCGGGTGCCGATCATGGTTCGCGGCGGGCTGGACTGGGAGTGGGTCGGGCTGACGCACGAGTATCTCGATGGGAAGGGCAGGAAGCAGAGACCTCTTCTCGGGCTGTCGGTTTACCATCACGCAGACGGCGCGAACCGTGCGACGAAGCATGAGCGCGACATCGAGCTTCTCGCTGAGGGTGTGGAGTCGGGTGACACCAGGGCTGTGTTCTACACGGCCCAGGCTCTGGCGGGCCTTGGACGCACGGACGAGGCCATAGAGATGTATGCGCGACGGGCCAGCATGGGCGGCTGGGAAGAAGAGGCATGGTACGCAGACTATCGCGCCGCCGCTCTTGCCAAGAACATAGACGGCCTGCTAGCAGCCTGGAAGGCTAGGCCGTGGCGACACGAGCCGTTGTCTACAGCAGCTAACATCATTCGAGCTGTCGCGCATGATGACGTCCTGTTCAACGAGAAATAAGGGAGCGAGAGTTCATGGCCCCAAGGTTGCGTGGAGAACCAGAAGAGATCATCGAGGTCGAGGCACCCGAGGTCGAGCCTTCTGGTTTGACGTATCGTCGTCTCGATGACAGCCAGAGAAGGCAGATCCTGGAGCAGCGTCTTGTGCAGCTTGAAGCCGAGTATTACCAGCACGACGTGAACCGCAAGCTAGCGGCTACCCATTTCGGCACGGCGAACGATGCCGAGGCACGCGGTCAGGCCAGGGTTGCGAAGCATGCTCAGGTCATCATCGAGGATGCCCATGCGACGGTGCTTGCCGAGATCGAATTGCTCGAAGATGAGTGAAGATCTCGATCGCGATACAGCACCACCCTGCTCGGGCCAGCCTGCTCGCGCGACTGGCCGGCCGGATCCCCGCTGAGATCGTGGAGGATCCAGACCCCGGAGCGATGCGGAACCCGTGGCGCACCTATCATCACGCGCTCGGGCTGACACCGAAGGACGCCACGCATCGAATCGTCATTCAGGACGACGCGATCGTTTGCGATCACTTCCTGGAGGCCGTGACTGCTGCGATCAGCGCTCACCCGGATCGGTTCTTCACGCTGTTCGTTTCCAGGCAGCTGCGGAAGGGCGCGCGGTCGCAGATGGCGTCATGCGCCGAGGATCGCCCGTGGGCGCTTCTGAATCGTCAGGAGTGGGTTCCCGTCGTGGCGCTCGTGTGGCCCGTCGAGCACGTGTGGCGGATGCTGGAGTGGGCCCCGAGCCGTGGCTATCTGCCTGAGCGGAAGAAGGCGGACGATCACATCGTGGGCGAGTACGCGCGGGCGACGAACACAGATATCTATGCCACAGTTCCTTCGCTTGTGGATCATCCGGACGATGTTCCGTCGCTGATCGGGCAGCGGCGCGGGGATCGTAACCGGCAGGCTGTCTGCTTCGTGGCCGGAGATGCCCGCGAGATCGACTGGACGCGCGACTAGCTGAACGGAGAATCGAGCGTCCGGCCGCAGCGCCCGCATTCCGTCCAGGAGGCGACATCATCGCTCGTGAGTCCCTGGAGGTAGGGGAACACGCGGCGCTTCGGCTTGTGCCCGAGGATGCGGCAGAGGAGCTTCATTAGATGCCCCTCTTCTTCGCCTCCGCGTGGCACCTCCGGCAGCTGAGAATCCGGAGATCCTGAACGCTGGCGCTCCCGACCGTCCATCATTGCGCCCTCCTTCTCGCTAGGCGTTTTCGCAGCCGCACTTACCGTGTTCGCTGCCGTCGCTGTAGTCCACGTCCTGCTGACACTCCTCGCAGAAGTCATCCTCGTTCGGATCACAGACTGTCGAGTAGGGCGACTTCCTGGATTCGCTGTCCCATGCGCCCTGCGGATCTGAGAGGTTCTCGTAAGTGGTCATGTTCCTATTATCGGTGTACCTGGGTACAGTTGCATCCCTCAGAAGGGTGATCTTCGGTGTACCCGCTCTGTACCCGTCCGTCCGATGACCGTGATACCTTCCGGCGCAGGCAGCCTGGAGACATAGCCTCCCGGCGCAAGTCGTTTCCATAGGAACCGGCGCTAGTCGCTGTAACCCCGAAACGACGAGAAGGAGAAGAGAGGGATGGCTGAGAAGATCTTTCCCGGGCTGCCGAGGGATCTCGCTCAGATCGAGAATGAAGATCTGAGGGAACTGCTCGCGCAGCACCAGGAACTTGCTCGCAAAGTGGGCGACAAGGATCCAGAGCTTCTCGGCGACCGCTCCATGAAGGAAGTTCTCGATGAGCTTCAGGCAGGCGTAGAGGACATCGAGAAGATCCGGGCGGAGATGGACGCCAGGAATGAAGCCGACGAGGAGTTCGCCTCCGAGTTGAAGAAGCTCACGGATCGCGCTGGCCTACCGGAGCCGAGCGACGAAGAGAAGGAAACAGACGAAGTGAAGGCCGAAGCCGAAGAGTCCGAGGACGAGAAGGAAGAGTCCGAGGAAGAGGCAGAGGTAGTCGCCGAGTCTGACGCTGACGCGAAGGCGGAAGAGACGGAAGAGCCCTCGGGGGAGCCAGCAGCAGAGCCGGTCGCTGAGGCCGACGCCGACGAGTCCGCAGCCGACGCGAAGGAGGAAGTGAAGGAGCCCGAACCCGTTGCTGCGTCTGCCGACGAGCCGAAGGAAGAGCCGAAGAAGAAGGACGTTCGCGCGTTCTCTCGCCGGCCGCTTCCGAAGGTCTCGAAGGAGCGTCAGCCGGTCGCATCCGAAGCTGCCGGAGCCGCGTTCACGGCTTCGAGCGGAATCGAGGGTGTCGCTGAAGGGAAGAAGCTCGATCGTCTCTCACTCGCAGAGGCGGTTATGGCGAAGAGGCAGCGAATGTCCTCGACGCCGCAGGGCGTTCGGGAGGACGTGATCGTGGCGTCCGTGAACTACGGCGAACAGTGGCCGGAGGAGCGGAAGTTGTACGGCGATCCGTCAGACCAGGCGAAGATCGACGCTGTGATCGGGGAAGAGTCCCTGGTTGCGACCGGCGGTCTCTGCGCTCCCGTGACGCCGTTCTACGAGCTTCAGAACATCTCATCGCCGCATCGTCCGGTGAGGGATGCGCTCGCGGGCTTCGCGGCAACGCGCGGCGGGATCAATCTCGCAGCGCCTCCGACGCTTGCTGATGTCACGACTGCCGTGGGGATTAAGACGGCAGCTGATGACGAGGCAGGCGGAACGTTCGCAGCCAAGACGTGCCAGGTTGTGTCCTGCCCGACGTTCTCGGAAGTCGATCTGTCGATGGTTTACCACTGCGTGCAGTACGGGAACCTCAACAGTCGGGCCTTCCCCGAGATGGTTGCTCAGTTCAATGACCTGACGATGGCTGCTCATGCGCGCACAGCAGAGACGCAACTGCTCGACGGCATCGCTGCCGCGTCTACCCCTGTCACGCAGGCAGCGCTCCAGGGCGCTTACACGTCGATCCTTCAGGCCGTTCTGAAGGCTGCGGCTGGTATGCGCTCCAGGCATCGCACAGTACGGAACCGGCGCTTCCGGGCGATCTTCCCGGAATGGGCCGTGGACGTGCTGGCAGCGGATCTCGGAGCCTCGCAGTTCTACCGCTTCGGTCAGAGCCGCGAGGGCGTCGTGAGCTTCCTCAGCGAAGTCGCACAAGTCGATGTGTCCTTCACCCCCGATGGTGAGACGGGCGGAGGCCAGGTGTTCGGCGCGCAGGCTGCCGGCGCTTTGGATGACTTCCCGACGAGCCTGATCTGGTACATCTTCCCGGAGGGGAGCTTCCTCTTCCTGGACGGTGGGGAACTGAATCTCGGCATCGTTCGTGATTCGTCCCTGAACAGCACGAACGACTACCAGATCTTCGGCGAGACGTTCGAGAACATCGCGTTCGCGGGCGTCGAGTCACTGAAGGTCACTTCGACGATCTGCTGGAGTGGTGAGGCTGGCTTCGTCGCAAGCGACGGAGTCGGGATCACCTGCTGATAGCAGGCTGAATCGAACCAGAGGAGGAGGAGCAGGAGATGAGCACTAATCTGATGGGGCCCCCGTTCTACATCGATGGGCCCGCTCCTGTTCCTCCTCCGTATCGGCTCATCGATGTCGCGACGATCATCGATGAGCCCGACGAGCACTGGCTTAACGGAGTAGGAGTCCATTCCTATCCGGACGATGTTCCAGTGTCTTTCGATCCATGCTCAGCGGGATCGGATCGCATTAAGGCGGACGGGGGAATCATTCCGTTGCCCGAGTTCGGCGCATACACGATCTATCTGTCAGAGACCTGTACCCCTCGCTCGATCTCTTCTCAGGAAGAGTTCAAAGCACGAGCAGAAATAGCGCTGGGAGCCTCAGAATCTTACGCAGTTGAGATCGAGTTTGCTTCTGGCGCGGCGTTGCCTCTTAACCCGTATCTGAACGACTCGAACCTGGACGTAATCAGCGCTTCGGCCGAGTCTCCCGTTCGTGCTCTTGGGAGACTAGAGGACGCTATCGCTGTTACGGCGCGCGGAGGCATCATTCATGTGTCGCCGGCTGCGAGCATCGCTCTTTCTTCGGCGTATCTGGTTCAGCATAGAAGTAATCAGCTTTTCACCATGAGGGGAACCCCGATCGTGGTGGGAACCGGATATGTCGGGCAGTTCCCCGATTCGGTTGGAACGCTTGGCGTAGACGAAGCCTGGATTTATGCTACGGGCCCCATTCAGATCCGGAGAACTGCTATCGAAACTATCCCTGCGAATGTGTCTGAGGCACTAGACAGGGAAGTAAACTCGATCACGTATCGAGCGGAGCGCCATTACCTAGTTGACTGGGATACAGCGCTTCAAGCCGGGACACTTCTGGATCTCAGCGGATGCTGCTAGTGAAGCTCTCGGCGATTAATACTCGCGCCACGCGAGCCAATCAATCCCCACGAGAGGAGGGATAACACGTGGCTTCTGAATGTAGTGCATCTATCCTCGCGTGTGGGTTGCGCGTGACGCTCCTGGACGATACGGGGAACGTGGATCCCGGTAGCGATAACTACTGGGTCACGGACAATCTGGTTGACATCAGTGTCACGCCGGAGCAGGAGGAGGGCGCGGACGTTACGCAGAAGTCGGGATGCGACTGCATCGTGGCTTCATACCGTGGCCCGGATCTCCTGAAGCGATTCACGTTCGAGATCAATCTGGGCGCGATCGAGCCCGGGCTTATCACGCTGATGATCGGCGGAGCAGCGATCCTCGACTCAGCGGATATCGTGGGCCTGGATTGGCCGTCCGGCACGGACTGTGCTGCGGATCCGCCCCCGAAGGTGGCTCTCGAAGTGTGGAGCTACAACTGGGACGGAAATCAGCAGGACTCCATCCGGCCGTACTGGCACTGGGTCTGGCCGCTTACACGCTGGCAGATTGGGCCCTCCACGCTTGGCGCTGGAGAGTTCTTCCTGCCGAACCTCGTGGGCTACTCCGAGGGTAACGATCAGTGGGGCACTGGCCCCTACGGTGACGGGCCCCCGAGTGCCGGTTCAGTTGGCGATCTCGGCTCTGTCTGGGCACAAGCTACGGCTCCGCCGGCTGGCTCGTGCGCGTATCAGTCGATCACGCCGGCATCGTAAGGACAGTCTGAGACGACGAGAGGAGGCCCGAGATGAGTTCCCTGGAGGTTCCCGTCTCGGGCCCCTGCGTCGATTGGATCACGACGGAAGAGGCGGCGGAGTGCTGTTCTGCTGCCGGGATCGGGACAGACTTCGATCTGATGGCGAACGCGGTCTCGGCCGCCTCGCAGCTTCTCTTCGAGCTTTCGGGCCGGCAGTTCCTCGGGGAATGCACGAGGACGGTCAGGCCGTGCCAGCCTTACTGCTCATGCTGGGGGGCGGACTGGCTCGTGAGCCCCGCTCAGGTTCCGCAGGTTCCGCTCTGGTCGTGGGGCTTCTGGGGATCCGCCGGCTGGGGCTGGGGCTATGAGTCGTGCGGGAACGTCTGCGGCTGCGGGCCCCTGTCGCGGATCTTGCTCGCTGACTTTCCGGTGACGGACATTCTCAGCGTCAAGATCGACGGGGCTGTTCTCGCGGCGACCGAGTATCGCCTGGACGAATACAAGTGGCTGACGCGGATGGCGGCTGCGGACGGCTCGAAGCAGTTCTGGCCGTCATGCCAGCGTCTCGATCTGCCGTCTACTGAGAGCGGAACGTGGGAGGTCACGTACAGCCACGGAATGAGCCCTCCGGTGCTCGGGCAGGAGGCGGCGAAGCAGCTTGCCTGCCAGATCTATCTCCAGTGCGCTTCCGGTGGATCGAGCGCGGACTGCAAAATCCCGGAGGGGACGACGAAGCTCACGAGGCAGGGAATCCAGATCGAGAAGGCTCCGTTCGTGGCGTGGGGCCTGAAGGATAAGAACTGGGCGACGGGGCTCGTGAACGTCGATGCGTTCCTGTCGGCGTATAACCCGAACAGGCTTCGCCGGCGTCCGTCTGTGTGGAGCCCAGATGTGCCACGTTACCCTGAGAGGATCGGAGACTGAGTGTGCCGAACGATGTCTCCACGGTTTATGACTTCGCGCAGGAGCTTCTCGCGCTGATCGCGTCTGCTCTGGCGACCACGGACGCCGGGGCTCCTGCCACTCAGTACGTCGCTCCTGAGCTTCCTTCTATCGACTGCTGCCCCGCGATCATCGTGGCCGCGAGTTCGATCGCGATGGAGAACACGGCTCCGAACAGTCCGCCGGCTCAGGTGGGCCACAGAACGCAGGTGGGCTGGATCAATCTGCTGACGCTCGCGGCGTGGACTGTGCGTTGCACTCCGCAGCCTGTCGCCGGCCAGCTGCCGAACACGACGGAGATGAACGCTGCTTCGCTTCAGATCCATCAGGATCTCTGGGCGACGTGGAACTTCATCACGACTGCCGCACGGCAGGGATCGCTGTTCGAGGGGCGCTGCCAGGCGATCTATGTGGATCCGCCGAACCCGCTGAACGATGCTGGAGGTTGCGGCGGCTGGGTCTGGCAGGTTCGCACAGCGATCGAGGGTTACACGGTGAGCCCCTGATGGCTGATGTGGCGTTCATTCCGAACCCGGCCGGCGTCGAGAATCTCTTTTCGAGCCCCGCGAGCCCGTGGGGTATCTCGCTGGCGCGGCGTGCGATCCGGGTGGAGTCTCAGGCGAAGGTGAACGCGAGTGGGCGTCCGGGCCCGAACGTGCAGACTGGCCGGCTGCGCTCCTCGATCCACTGGGAGTTCGCGGTCATCGAGGGAGATCTGGCCGCGATCATAGGCTCGAACGTGGAATACGCCGGCTATGTGGAGCTTGGCACGGATCGCGCGCCTCCGTATCCGTATCTTCGTCCGTCGCTGAGGGCGGCGCTCTAGCCGTGCCGCTCAGTATTCTCACGAGGCAATCGAATCTAGGGGGTTCCACGTGAAGGACTTCGACATCATCCGTGCTGAGCGAGTGAATCCAGATCGCTCGTTCCGGATCGGCGGCGAGGAGTTCACATTCGCCGCTGTCGTGTCTGCGAGCGTTGCCGCTTCGTATGAGGATATCGTGACTGATCCGAAGCGTTCATCTAGTGAGGCGCTGGAGGCGATGGACGATTTCGTGCTCTCGATGATCCCTCCGGAGCAGCATCCGAAGTGGAAGGCGATCAGGAATCGAACCGGAGACGACGCGCTCTCCACGGATGACATCGTGGAGGTTCTGCGTCACATCACGGAGGTTACTTCTGGCCGCCCTACCGTGCAGTCAGGCGACTCTTCTGGACAGCAATCGAAGCCTGGAACAGCATCGAAGGTCGCATCCTCTACGCAGGGGGAGGGAGCTTAGGCGACTTGTCGCTCAGGCAACTGTGCAACGTCACTTACGCATTTCTCGCAGAGGGACTCGATCCTGACGGTCGCGACACACTGAATCGTCGCCTGGAGGAGAAGTTCGATCACGAGATGACTCGTGAGGAGCGTCGGCGTGCCGAGGCGCGCAGGATGCTCGAAGCGAAGGGTCAGTTCGGGAAGGACGAGCAGCTGCGCGCGTCGATGGGTACGCAGAGGCCGGTGAAGAGACCGAATGTCTGAGATTCTCGGAACTGCGTTCGTCGCGATTCGTCCGCTCACGACTGGCTTTCTGCCGGAGTTAGAGCGGCAGGTGAAGCCGGCGGCTGCGGCCGTGTCGGCTCAGGCTGGTAGCACGCGGTCTCTCGCGGCGGCAGAGGCCAGTGCGACTCGTGAGACGGCTCGGCTTGCTACCGCCACGGGGCAGCTGGCCGGGACTCAGCGTGCGGCTACGGGCTCCACGAATCAGCTAGCCGCGTCTCAGACCCGCTTGGCTGGATCCGCAGGAGCAGCCGGCGCAGCGCTCCAGGGAACATCTGCTGCGTCTCGGGCGGCTCTGCTGGGTCTTAGTCCTCTTGGCGCTGCCGCTGCCGCAGCTGGCGCTGGAGCGCTGTTTTCGCTGAAGCAGTTTGCGTCCTTCGAGAAGCAGCTGAATGTGTTTCAGCAGATCGCGAAGGCGACCGGCGACGAGATGAGAGACGTATCACGTCGAGCGAAGGAACTAGGAGCAGACATCACGCTTCCGGGAACGTCGGCAACGGATGCGGCAGAGGCGATGACGGAGCTTGCGAAGGCCGGTCTCGATGTGCAGGAAGCGATGGACGCAGCGAAGGGAACGCTTCAGCTGGCCGCTGCCGCAGAGACAGACAACGCGACAGCCGCGAAGGTTGCTGGCTCTGCGCTGAACGCTTTCGGGCTTGCGGGCTCGGAAGCGGTGCGCGTAGCGGATCTTCTGGCCGGCGCTGCCATCGCTGCTCAGGGCGAGATCGGGGATATGTCTTTCGCGCTCGCACAAGCATCAGCGGTTGCGCGTCAGACCGGGGTGAGCATTGAGGACACAGCTACCTTTATCGCGCTCCTCGCGAAGAACGGAATCCTCGGAGGCCGCGCTGGAACGTCTCTTCGTGTGGCACTGCTGAACCTCGCGGCTCCGTCGGCAGCAGGCGCGAAGGAACTGAAGAAGCTGAACGTTCAGATCCGTGATGCGAACGGCAGCATCAGACCGGAAGTGTTTGACGATCTTGGGAAAGCTTTGAGCGGTCTCGACGCGGCGGCTCGTGACGCTTCGCTGAGAAGGATCTTCGGCACTGACGCGATCCGGGCAGCGTCGATCTTTATTCGCGAAGGAGAGCAGGGCTTCGATGATCTCGCAGCCACGGTGACTGAAACAGGGAACGCCGGCCGGCTTGCGCAGGCGAAGATGGAAGGGCTCGCCGGAGCCGTGGAGGGCTTGCGCTCGAACGTGGAGACGCTGGCGCTGGGCATCGGGCAAGTGTTGGGCCCGATCATCACAGACTTCATCGAGGATCTGACGACGCTCGTGGGCTTGGCGAACGAGGCTGCTTCGGGCATCGAACGGATCGCGCGTGTCAGGATTCCAGGAACGGATCTCGGGCTGGGCCGGTTGGCGAAGGAAGTTGTGACACGCACGGGCCCACTCGGTGTCTACACGAACCTGAAAACAGGCATCGAGTTCGCGATCGGTAAGGGTGGCGAGGACGGCGGCGAGAAGATGGCGCAGAACATCTCGACTGCGCTTCAGAAGAACCTTGCTCAGATCGGCAAGACGATCGTGGATATCGCGAGTCAGGCATCGCAGATCGAAGCGCGGGACGTTCGAGCGCGTCCGACTGATGCTGATTTCGAGTTGAAGATCCTCCGCGCTACGTCGGACGAGTCTCGTGTTCCTCTTCTTCAGCGGCGAGCCGAGTTCATTCAGAAGCTCATCGACAGGATCGAGGGCCAGAAGGATCTATCGGCCAAGGAAAAGGACAACCTGATCCGGCTGTATGAGGAGCAGGACGCGGCAGAGGCGGAAATCCTCAGCATCCGTGAGGCCGGCATCGCGAGAGAAGAAGCCCGTGCCCGTGAGCAGGAACGGATTGCACGCGAGCGCGAGCGGGCAGCGAAATTGGCTGCGGACGCCGAACAGCGCAGACGCGAAGAAGCCGCACGGGCCCTCCGGGACTCGATCCAGCTGGAGCAGCAGAGACTTAATCTTCAGCTTCAGATTGCCGAGACAACGCGGCGCACGACCGCTGACGACAGAAGCGCTCAGGATCAGATCATCGAGTTCCTTCGTGAGCAGGTAAGGAACGCTCGGCTCACGGCAGCGGAGCGGCTCTCGTTCCAGTCTGAGCTTGTGTCGATCCAGCAACAGATCGCCGACGCGGAACGCCAGCTGTTCCTCGACCAAACAGCGGCATCTCGCGAAGAGGCGAATCTGAAAATCCAGCGGGCTCAGTTGACGGCACGGAACTTGAAAGACGATGCGAAGTTCACAGAGCAGCTGATTACCGTTCTGAAGCGGCAGCTAAGGGATGCGCGGTTCACGGACGCAGAGCGGCGTGGACTCAGGTCAGAACTGATCGGGGCACAGTTGCAGCTTCAGGGGATCCGGGAGGAACAGCGCGACAGGATCCGTCGGCAGCGCGAAGCTGCGAGGCGAGCAGCCGGCGATCGTGGCGCTCGCACACGATCAAGGGTGAACTTCTTCCAGGAGGCTGTCGATGCGTTCCGCAGGTTCGGCTCGAACATCGCGACTCCGGGAGCGGGCGGAGTGCTGTCGGCGCAGCAAGCTCGCGGAACGTTCGGCGGTCTCGCGTTGCAGAACGCAGGATCCCGGGCGATCCAGGTTGCGGAGCAGCAGAGGCAGCGGCAGCTGACGGAGGCAGAGCGTCAGACGGTGCTTCTGTCCGGGATCCTGAATGCTGTGGCCGGTAGTCCCGGCGGGATCGGCGGTCGTGATCGCCGGCCGGACATTCGCGTGGAGCCGACTAGTAACCGATCGGGCATCGATACTGTCAGGATCCTTTCCGGCGTGGCGAATCTGGTGAACTGATGATCGACTTCTCAAAGGCTTTCGACATCGACAATGGCATTCAGGATATCTTCCTGAACCAGACGATCGATCTTCCCGGCTTCGGCTCCGGCTCGCTTCCCCCCGAGTATCAAGGCGCGTACTTACTGCGGACAGACGAATGCTCTGCTGGGCTCAGGATGCGTCACACGGGCCCGAATCCGCTGCCGGCGAAGGATGGCTCCACTCAGCATCTCCGCTTCGTGGACGGGATGCAGGTGACGTTCTCGGCGTATCTGTGGCAGGTGACGAGCGGTGCCGGGTTGGGGCAGAAGCCGGCGTGCGACGAGCCGCTTCAGATGCTCATGGACGGGCTCGACCGTGCCCTTCAGAATCTCCGCCGGCCGGATCCGGCTACCGGACTCGATGGACGGATCATCTATTACTGCGAACGGGATGACTGCTCACGGATCCTCGACGGTGTTCGCCTGTTGGAAGGGCCCCTCTGGGAGTTCGATCAGCAGAGAGAGATCATGGGCGTCACGTTCACGCTCGATAGCCCGTTCCCGTACTGGCTGTCGATCACGGAGACCACGAGTAGCTCGTGGAGCGCGACGATCACGAACGAGGGCTCGTGCCCGATGTTCCCGGTCTGGAAGGTGTACGGCGACACGGACGGCTTCACGCTGCGAAACGACACCTATGACCTAGAGATCATCTATGACGACGATTTTCCCGGCGCGAGCTTCATCAGCACGCCGAACTACGTGGAGATCGACACGTTCCGGGAGACGGCGTTCCTGAACGGCTCGGGTGATAACAGGATCGCCGGGATCGATGTGGAGAACAGCACCTTCTGGCCGCTGTTCCCGGGCGACAATCTGATCCAGGTGTCTGGGAAGGGAACGTTCGCTGCTCCCACGGCAGAGATGCTCTGGAATTATGCGTGGTGCTGAGTGGCTCGCTTCTATGATTCCCCTCAGTGGCGCTTCGTAGTCACGAACCTCGACTCAGAGGTTCAGACGATCCTCGATACGCGCGCGTTCAATCGGACGATCACGCGCACGCTCAATAAGCCGGCGGTGGGGACGTTCACCTGTTGGAGCGACGATCCCTACGTGAACATCGATGCTGCCGAAGGAACCGACTCGGATCCGTTCGTGGCGGAGGGAACCCGGATCCTCTGGGGCTTCCGTCGCGAAACGCTGTTCCCCGCCTCGTCGCTCGCCCCGGTCTGGGTTTGTCGCTTCGGCGGACAGATCATGCAGATAGAGGACATAGGCGATGATGTGACAGCACGTACACAAGTCTCGGCGTTCGATCCGTGGAAGTATCTGTATGGGCGTCCGGTGCAGCAGCTCGACGGGACACTGCCAGGAGAGAACGGGCAGTCTTACGATGACACGAAGGGGAACGTGATCGCGGCGACCCTACTGCGAAACACGATCCTGAATGACGGAGAAGCATTCATTGATCCGGGCCCCGATTACGGCGGCACGGTCTACTGGAGTGGCACGATCGAGGACACAAGCCAGATGGACATTAACTTTCGTCAGGGCTCATCCGTGGGCGAGGCGTGGGATCAGCTGATCGAGACCGGGACGATGGACATTGTGCTGAACCCCGTGTGGGATCCCCTGAACCGTCCAGGCATCATCGCAGAGCTTTCGATCTATAACGAAGCCGGCCAGGATCAATACGATGCGATCTTCTCGTGGGACAAGCCGGTTCGCTCGGCTGCCGGCATTCAGGATCTTGTGGACGGGACGCAGCGAGCGAACGTGATCCAGTTCTACACGGGCTCGACTGTGACTGCTGCTCCTCGAAAGACATCGCTGGGATCGGTCTCGAAGTTCCGGGCATGGTGGGCGCAGCAGGCGTTCCCGGGCTGGACAGTCTCGGCAGCCGTGGAGTCATTGGCGGAAACGCAGCTGCTTCTGCGGCAGTACGGGAAGCAGACGGTGACGTTCTCGCCGGATCCGGAACGGGCTCCTCCTCCGTTTAATGCGTATGACATCGGCGATCGCGTGCAGGTGTTCGCGTCCGACCGCTTGCGACAGGAACTATCTGGGCTTCAGCGCGTGTACGGCATCCCTATCAATATCGATGACACGGGGGTTGAGCGGATCGAGCGGCTCCTTGTGTCGCCGGAGGGTTAGATGACGAGACCAATCGAGTCGCAGAATCTCGAATCTTCTCTACGGGATCACCATGAACGAATCCGGAATCTGGAGTTCCAGGCTGCCGGCGGAGGGCTGCCCGCTGGATGCGCGTGCGTGCCGACGGACGGAAGCGGAATCATCCAGTATGGCACGGACTGGGAGGACTACCTTCTTAGCCTTGCGGGCCTGTCGCTTTGGTATCGCTTCATCGACGCCGACGTTGACCCCAGTGTTGTCACTGGCGGCTCACAATCGAACGTCATTCTTGAACGCTCAGGGAATGGCTGGCCCACAGACGGGGTTGGGCTAGATCTAACGGCCGGTATATCAGGTGGCAGCGGGTCGGCTGCAAGCGTAGCGCCGATCAAAGGCGCGGACGCGGACAAGCCTCCGTTCGGGCCCGTAGATCGTCTCGGCTGGGAAACCCAGTTCATTCAGACGAGCACGACAACTGGGGACAAGCCAGGCTGGCAATTCGACGGAAGCCCAGCAGCCTCGGGAACCGCTGCGTATTACCCGCTTCTCACTGCCGCGAATGTCACCGCTGCCGCTCCCTATTCAGGCGGCAGTGAGGACAGGTTCACAGTGTTCTGTTTCGCCAAGCCGTTTTCCGGTTCATCGGTGGATCTGACGCTGAATGGTGGCTATGGGGAGGGGCTGGCCGGGGCGTTCGGCGTGAACGGTGGCTCATTCATGGGCGGATGGGGCATGTTCGCAGATCGTTACCATCAGGTAGGGAGGGTGGTTTGGGGCGATCAGACAGGAGTGGGCCTATTCACAGCTAACTTCGGATGGTTGCAGCCTGATACATGGGTGGCGCTGGCGTTCACGTGGGACAAGGTAAATCTTCTCGCCTATAAGAACGGTCAGCTTATGGACACCACGCCATGCACGGTTGACCCCACGAACTATCTAGGCGCGCTGTTTGTCAATAACCTCGAATCAGACTTCGGAGTCAGCCAGCGGGATAACTTCTACTACGGGGCCATTGCGGAACTGGCGATCTTTCACGAGGTACTCGATCAGGACGAGATAGCCACGCTCTCATCGATGCTCGGAACGAACGCCACGGGCGATATTGTCGGCGGGTCGCTGTCTGGAATCACGATTGTCGATGGGACAATCACCCGCGACAAGCTGGCGTCCGTGCTCCTGAATAAGCAGGCCGTGAACAGGGGCGGAACCGATATGACGCTTGGCTATCCGTCGCTGCCGGACGCAGCCGTTCACTCGATCTTCTGGAGCTACATCGTTCCCGAGGACTACGAAGATGGCGACCTGACATTTCGCGCATACCATAAGAACACTGTGGGCTCGGGCCTTGTCCGTTTGAACCTGACGATCAATCGTTACCGGGATGCAACTGCCGTCTCTGTTGTGCAGTCAGCCACGATCGTTTCTCGCTCCGTCACGGACACGAACACGGCTGTAGTCGAGTACGTCGTGGACAAGGCCGCTTTCCAGATTGGCGACACACTGGAGTTCCAGATGGTTCGTGACGGCACGCATGGCACGGACTCGAACACGGGGGTAGAGAACATCCATGCGCTCGGCGTCGAATACAACGGGAAGCCGTGATGCAGCTGCGGCTTTACCGCATACGGATCCGTTTCAAGCCGGACGGCAGAACGAAGAAGCGTCCGGGCGATCTGGTCTACTTCAGGCCAGATGATCCCCATATCGAACAGTGGACAGAAGCAGGGTTCATCGAGGAAGTCCATGAATGGGAGAACGTCGGCTGGCCGGTCTGGGTAGCCGACGAAGAGGAGACGGGGGAGGAGAGTCCGGATGCCGTCCAGGAATGATTCGACGTGGGTTCCGCGCGTAGTCTGGTACAAAGTGCCGCGCTTCGCGGGACAGGACATCATCGGCTGGAAACGCGCTGTTTACACGGTGAACGGAGACGCTTACTCGCTGAAGAAACTGAGGGAGCAGCCTCCACGGAAGCGCATGACGTTCGGTTACTTCTTCGGGCAGAGCGTGAAGAAAGCGCGTGCCGGCGTCGGGCTTGGTATCTCGTCCAGATGCGACGGGCTCCTAGCGAAGAAGCTGCGTGAAGCCGGCGCGGTCGATGCGTTCACGGAATGGCTGTGGGACAGCTACGCGGAGCGCCATCGCGCACCGGAGATCGTGTATCCGTTCCCGCTGGGCGCGAGCATCTACGTTTGCCAGTGGCATCATCAGACTGGAGGCATTCCCGGGAACTGCGCAATCGACTTCTGTGGCCCACCAGGCTCTCCGGTGCTCGCCGTGGAGGACGGCGTAGTTGACAGGCTCTCTGGGTCTCCGCCGACGTGGGACGTGAACGATCCGAGCGGCGCGTACGGCTGGAGCACGTACTTCACGACCGAGCAGAGTTATCGCTACTACGTGACACATCAGGGCCGGCGTGCTGGCGGAATCACGGTGGGGGCCCGGGTGAAGGCCGGCCAGGTGATCGGTTATCTCGGCGATCAGGACTTCAGGCTGGATCACATTCACTACGGCGTCACGTCTCCGCTTGGCTACGCCGACGCCTGTAAGCGGATTTCGCAGGTGGCAGCGGCTCCGAAGGTGGTGGCGGTATGAGCGATGAGCGTCCCCCCTTGCCACAGTCGTCTTACATGCAGGATCCCGGGAGTGGCGGCTTCGTGACCAGGAACGAGCTAAGGCTTACGATCGAGGCGTGGCGCTCAGAGTTCAGGTCGTTCAAGAATGAACAGAGGCTCATGCTCGTGTCTGCCGTCGCGGCCGTGGCGGCTCTGAACCTCGCCCCCGATGACGCGCTGAAAACGATCGGTGCTCTGGGGGCGATGATCGCAGGCTTACTCGTGAAGGTTCTCTGGATCAGAGGCTAGTGTCCACGACGAAAGGAGAGACTCGTGAGAGTCATCCTCAGCGCCGCCGGACGTGCGGCGCTACGTGATGCACTGATTGCGTTCCTCGCGCTCGCGACAGGCATCCTGAACGCTCCGAACCTGAGCATCGCGCTCGGGCTCGCCGGAGCAGCTTCCATCGCCGCAATCACAGCGGCCATCCGGGCGATCCGCGTGTTCGTGCCGGAGATCTCCGAGGCGCTGATCGATCGTTTCGGGATCCCTGAGTCCTACACCGAAGTTGCGTTTACTGCGCTTCAGACGCTCCTCGGAGGGTTTCTCGCCATGTGGCTTGCGGTGCTCGCAGCACCGGATCTGGGAGCCGCGAAGGCTGCCGGGTTGGCCGGCGTGCTCGCGATCGGGACAGCGCTTGTGCGTGTCGCTCAGGCGTTCCTGACACCGGGCGAGGATCCGCTCCCCGGAAGCGGTGTAGAGGTTCCGGTTCAGCCGGTTCCTCCGGAGGCGATATCGCCGACGTTGCGACGATGACGTAGCCAGCTAGCAAGGGGGAGAGAGAATTGAGGGTAGTCAGGATCGAGGAGAAGTCTCCGACCAAAGCAGTGTGGCGGCTGCATCATCTGACGGATCTTCACGCTGGAGCCCCGGACTTCGCGGAAGCGGAGTTCAGAGAGCGAGTGAGAGAGATCGAAGAGGATGAGTTCGCCCGCTGGACTATGGGCGGAGACGGCGGAGATCTCATCATGTTCAATGATCGCCGCTATCAGCCCACAGAGCTAGCTCCCCGCTACCGGCAGGCAGTGGACGTGAGACTGGCTACCCTCGAACATCTCGAAGAGATGCTCTCCCCGATCGCGTCGAAGTGCTGGGGGTTCGCGGACGGCAACCACGAGCACAAGATGGACTCGAAGAACGGAGGAAAGTTCGGACTGGAGCTATGCGCGAACCTCGGAATCGCAGACAAGTGGGTTGACTACCGGGGCTTCGTACATGTGACGTTCTGGCTAACCAAGACCCAGAAAGTCCCGCAACTGATCGACATTCAGCACGGCTGGCAGGGCGGGCGTTCTTCAGGCGCATTCGTGAACCAGGCGGAGAAGGAGCTATCGATGACTGAGGCGGACATCGTTCTGCGCGGTCACAATCACAAGCCGAACGGGCAGGGCTTCATCACGCTAGGCGTGTCCAATGACGCGGCAGGGATAGCGCGACGATGCCGGACAGTGATTAACGGGGGCTCGTGGGTATGGGGCTACCGGGACAATCTGCCGAAGCCAGACCCAGACAAGCTCTCCGAGGTAGAAGGCTCGCTGTGGAGCGAGAGAAAGGGATTTCGCGGACAGCCTATCGGCGGGCCCCTGCTCGAATTGACTCCCCAAAGGAATCTCAATCGGATAGCCTCGGAGTCTCGTCCAGCCGTGGTAGAGCATAAGATCGTCCAGACAGTCCAGTAAAGGAGGTTCTCCCCCATGCCTCAGATCGTCAACTTCAACACTGGAGAAGAGGCCCGCGCTGGCGACTCGGAAGTGAACGGCGAGAAGATCGTTCGCGGAGTCGTGCAGGCCGATCTCGGGGATAGCGAACTGCGGATCTGGCTTCCCCCCACGGACGCCCATCCGGCGATCGTAGACGCTGCTCGTCGCGACCCGGCGGACTACGGGCCCGAGGGCGGAGGCGGAACGTGGTTCCCGGTCTGAGCTAACCCTGCGGCTCAGAGGGGCGGGCCCGAGCGCGGAACGGAACCCCCGAAGCGCTCGGGCCCTACTCCCATCCCGGGAGAAGGAAACCGGGAGGGAGATCTTCAATCTCGACACGGCGGACAGCGACGAGACGGTAGCCGTCAGACCGCGCTGCGAGAAGCGCGGGCCCGAGCGCTGTCGGAGTCGTGTAGACCAGACGCAGCATCTCTGAAGGATCGTGGTAGAGGCCGATCTGGTAGAAGAACGAGGGGTGAATGAATTCGCTCGTTCGGAAGTCGAGCCACTCATCCTCCGTCATGCCGAAGTCGCTGCTCATCCTCGGGCGAACGGGTTCGAGATCCAGGTTCCTGTCGGCGTCATCTGCGGGAACGCAAGGGCTGCGTTCTCGGCGAGATCCTCCGGTTCGTGGAAGCAGTCGAGCACGCCAGTCCGATCATCGTTCGTGATCTCGCCCTCGGAGCGGAGCGTGTAGAGCGCGAGCCCGATCCCTTCGGGGTCTGGCGTTGTGGCGATGCACTTCAGTTCGCCGTCGCGGAGACGGTAGATCCGGAAGCGCTCTTCCGGCCGGCGATCGCTGGCAAGCTCGATCTCAGTCATCCGAAACCACTTCCAGTCCCTCTGCCATGAACGTGTAGACGGAGGGCCCGTCCGGGTAGTCCGCCCATGTGACCTTCGTAACGTCGAAGGTTTCCGCGATCTCCTGAAGCGGCTGCCGGTCGAAGGCGACCGTGATCTTCGGCGGGAACATGACGGCGCGCTGAGCTTCGTCGCTGTAGTCCACGTCGTAGTCCGAGATCCCGCGAACGGTTCCGATCTTCCCATCGACGCGGACGCGAACGCCGACTGCCACGGTGCGCTCAGCATGGTCGATGATCTTCTGGCTTGGCATCAGATCTCCTTTGCCCACGAGCGATCCACGAACGGCGGCCAACCGGACTCCCACTTGGCGCGCAGCTTCGGATCGAGCGGAGTCAGATAGATCGGCCGCGCGACGAAAGTGTCAGGGGAGAAGGAGTAGCGCTTCTCGTCTAGCCTGACCCTGTAGCCAGCGCGCGGCATATGGCCGCCGATGATCGTTCCAGGGCCGCCCTTCTCGTGATAGATGCGCGTTCCGACAGGAAGAATCATCAGGAGCGCTCCTTTCTCAGACGAGCCGTGCGCTCTCGCAGCTTCCGGGCGCGCTCGGCATCCCCGCGCAACGGAGGAGCCTTCTCCTCTTCGCGCTTCCCGCGATAGCGAGGATCATCGATCGCTCGCGTCTCGAAGTCCATGAAGCGCCGATCGTCCGGAATGTGAGGTCTGCTCGTCATGGTTCAAGTATCGGTGATCGAGCCGGAAAGCGAATCCCCCAAAAGGGTGATTGTGTACCCGGGTACAGTCGCCGATGATATGAGCATGATCGGAACCCCAGAGAAGGAGCAGGCGATGACCCTCCGCGAGAACCTGAACCAGATGAGCGACCGCGAGGCCGTGGCCTACTGGAATATCCTCCAGTTCGAGGCGCGGATGATCGCAGGGACGCAGGAGTGCGCAGATCGGCGCGACCGCCACGAGTCCGCGATTGACTCGATCCTGAACGAGCGCGGCATCGCGCACGAGAAGGACTGCCTCACTGGGGGCGGGCAGGCGTGACCTGGATTCGGATGGACGCCGACGAGCTAGAGGCCCTGCGCGACGAGCGCGAGTCTCTAGCTCGGAGCGTGGCTAGCTTCGACGGAGGACTGGGCCCGAACACTCCCCCGAGCACCACGAAGGGACTGGCGTACCGTCAGGAGCTACGCGCTAGGCTACGCGAGATCGAGAACGAGATCTCTGATCTCGAAGCCAAGCTAGACGCATAGGGGGAGACCATGCGATTTATTCTGCTGGGCCTGCTGCTCGCGGGCCTGTTCGTGTTCGTTCCGACTGTCGCTGGCCAGGGAGATTCGGACAGCGGAGCAAGTTTCATTCCGGATCCGAACGATCCGAGTAGCCCAGACCCGACGATTCCTCCGCCGCTGCCGAACCCGCCATCGCCGTCTCCCTCGCCTCCCCCGCCGGCTGATCCCTGCGCGAGCGTGAACGGGGACGCAGGCGCGAGCTTCATTCCAGATCCCTGCGACCCGGGCAACCCTGATCCGAGCGTTCCACAGCCCCATGATCCGGGGTCGCCAGCGCCGGCACCTATCCCGAATCCGCTTCCGCCCCCACCTGCGCCGCT